GCCGCTCGCGATCAGCTCGGCGACGGCGCGTCGAGCGTGCGCGACGCTCACGCGGTCACCGGGGATGGTCAAGCGCGCCGCGACCTCCTCCGGTGTCGCCGGCGAGACGCGCCCGGTGACGAAGTCGCTGCGCAGCGACATCAGCAGCTTGAACCCCAGCGCGCTCGTGTGCGCCATCTCGTCGTCGCCGATCCAGGTCTCTCCCGGATCGCGGTCAGCCGGCGGTCCGTCGCGTAACCACCAGCCGCCCCGCGTGATCGCGCCGTCCGTCATCGGTCCGACGCTGGGTCTCATCCAGAACCGTTTCGTCTCGTCCTGCATCCGTGGTGCTCCTATTCGTCCGTCGTGGTGGCCGCCCCCCCGGCCCCGTGTCTTGCCCGCAACGTCCCGTTGGTGTCCGGGAATGCTCGGCGGCGCGCCGCACGGGCGGCGGCGCGGTCGCCTAGTCTACGCCGATCCTACGCCGATCGCGCCCGCTCCTGCCGCGCCCGCTCGCGCAGCGTCATCGCCGCCGTCACCGAGCGCCGCGTCGAGAGCAGGATCCCCAGGCGCCAGCACCAGAGCCGCGCCGTCGAGGTCGGGATCCCCAGCTCGGCCGCCGCGCCGGCGAGCGAGCCGGTCCGGTTGACCAGCGCGACCAGCAGCTTGTCGATCGGCTGCCCGTGCGCCTGCTCGATCGCGAGCATGCGCCGGGTCCGCATGGTGAGCGTGGATGGGGGCACGATCGTTGGTCCTCCTTCGTCGGGCGCCGTCAAAGGCCGAGCGTATTATACGTCGTTCCGTCAACTACTTGACAGCGCGCGCAGTATTGCCCCGCACGGCGCGGCGCTGTTACCATCGCCTCGTCGCGGCGTCGCGGCGCGTGACTGTCCGGCCGGCGCGCGGGATGCCGGCCGCCAACGCGGTCGTGCGCTCGCGGCACGGGAGCGCGGAGGAGGAGGTCACCGTCGTCGTGTCCACGCGCAAGGAGTCGATCCCCAGCACGACCGAGCCCGGTCCGACGGCGCGCATCGGCGCCGAGGTCAAGCGCTGGCGCGAGGAGCGCGGCCTGTCCCAGGCGCTGCTCGCCCACCGGGTCGGCGTCAGCCCGAGCGTCATGAGCCGGCTCGAGTCCGGTCAGATCGCCGACCCGCGCGCGAGCTTCGTCCACCGCATCGCCGCCGAGCTGGACGTCCCGGTCTGGGCGCTGATGAACGCCGCCGGCCCGGCGCGCGGCCCCGACCCGCGCGCGCTGCTCAGCGAGCTGGCGCTGCTCGTGCGCCACCACCTGCCCGTCGCGCTGCCGCGACCGCCGACGCCGGCCTCGACGACGGCGGCCTCGATCCGCCGCGCCGGCGAGGCCGCGCCCACCTTCTGGATCTACGCCCCGCAGCCGGGCGAGGAGGGGCACAAGCTGCTCGTCGTCGCGGTCGCCGGCGACGGCTTCGCGCCCCAGCTGCGCGACGGCGACGACGCCGTCGTCGACCAGGACGCCGCCCCGCGCCTGGGCGACCTCGTGCTCGTGCGCGGGCGCGGCACGCTCTTCGTGCGCCGCGTCGTCGGCGCCCGCGACGGCCGCCCCGTGATCGCCGACCCCGACGGCGCCGTCGACCGGGCGGTGACCTCGCGCGTCGTCGGCGTCGTCGTCGAGCGGCGCCAGCGCGTCGCGCGCGGCGCGACCCCGGTCGCCGAGCTGCTCGCCGCCGCCGACGCGACCCGCCGATCCGGCAACCCCCGGCCCGAGATCGCGGTCCGCGCCGGGTGAGCCGCGCCGTCCGGGTCGACCGCGACGACCTCGAGCGGCTGACCTCGGCCGCGACCGCGTTCTGCGCCCTGCAGCGCGTCGCGGTCCAGGAGCGGATCCCGCTGCCCGACGTCGAGGCGTCGATCGACGGCGTTCGACGCACGATCACGGCCGCCCACCTGGCCGCCGATCTGGACGCGCTCGAGACGGCCGTCGTCCGCGCGCGCCGCCTGCTCGGCTGGCGACGCTAATGCCTCCCTTCAAGCCGCTGTCCGAGCGTCTGACCGACAACAGCGAGCGCATGCCGTCGGGATGCTGGGAGTGGCGACGAAAGCTCGATAGCGGGGGATACGGACAGGTCGGCGTCGGTCGTCGCGTACTAGGGGCCCACCGCATTGCGTACGAGCTCGCGTTCGGGCCGATTCCGGAAGGGCTGGAGATCGATCATCTATGCCGCAACCGAGCCTGCGTCAATCCGGCCCATCTCGAAGCGGTTACCCCTCGTCTCAACACGCTGCGAAGCAATGGACTTCCGGCCCTGAACGCCAAGAAGACGCACTGCGTCAACGGGCATCCGTTCGACGACGACAACACCTACGTCTGTCTTAGACGTGGTCATCTCGTGCGCCACTGCCGCGCGTGCAATCGCGCTGCCGTCGCTCGTCGAAAGGAACGGCGGCGGTGAGCGCGCTGCGCCCCGACGAGCGCGCCGCGCTCGCGCGCGACTGGGAACCCACGCCCTGGCAGTGCCCCGACTGCCGTCACCCGCTGCGGCGCGTGACCGATCCGCGCGCCGCCGACCGCTTCATCTGCACGACGCCACGCTGCGGTCGCGTCTGGATCGTCGTCGGCTGGTCGGCGCGCGGTCCGCGCCTGATCTGAGGCGCGCCACGTGACGGTGACGTCACGTCACGTCACCGCACGCGACGGAGGTGACGTCACGTCACAGGTGACCGCCGGTGACGTGCTACACTCGCCGCGCTCCTCCCCGCCGATGACCGAGACGAGTCCGCGTTCCGACGGCGCGCGCGCCGGACGCTACCTGCCGCTGCGTCAGGCCGCGCCCTACCTCGGCCGGCCGGCGCACCAGCTGCGGCGCGCGATCCATCGCGGCGAGCTGACGGCGTTCCGCGTCGTCGAGCGCCCGCAGGGCATGACGTTCGAGGTCTGGGTCGACGACGACGTGACGGCGCGTGTCGTGACGGCGCTGAACGGCGTCGGTGACGTGACGCCCGGTGACGTGACGGCGATCGACCGCGCGTGTGACGTAACGCCCGGTGACGTGACGGTCGCTGACCTGGCGGCTCGCGCGTCGGCCCCCGCGCTCGTGCTCGCGCGCGAGGTCGGCGCCGCGATCGAGCGCGTCGCCGCCGAGAGCCGCGCGACCGCCGAGCGCGCCGTCCGCGCCGAGAGCGAGCGCGACCAGCTGCGCGCCGAGCGCGATCAGCTGCGCGCCGCGCTCGAGACGCTACGAACCGCGCGCCGCGCCCGTCCGTGGTGGCGCGCCTGGTGAGCGCGTCCGACGTCGACCCGCGCCTGCGCGCGCTCCTCAGCGAGATCAAGCCGACCGTCATCGCGCTCGTCGCGATCGACGACGAGGGCTACCTCGCCGTCGCCGGCGTCGCCGATCAGCCGATTCCGTACGCCTTCGACGGCTGCCTCTTGACGCTCGACCTCTCGGTCCTCGTCGAGCCGCGCCCTCGTGCCAGATCGCGCCCGCCGTCGCGTGGACGACGTTCGCGCGGGATCTGACGATCCCGCGCGCGGGGACACCAAATCAGACGTTCCGCGCCTGGCGACGTCCTGGCGCGATCCTGGCGCGTCGGCGCTGACTTATCGTCAAGCCCCGGGCGTTCGACGGGCCGGCGCGGTCCCGACAGGAGCTGCGGAACCGTCCGGCCCGTCGCGGCGCGTCGGCCACGCCTAAAGCCCGTGGCGTCCCGACGCGGCGCACCAGCACCACGCAGGCAGCACCGATACTAGCGCACGCGCGCCCCGGCTGACGAGTCCGCGTTATCGACGGTCGAGGCGGCGCGGACCGCCCGGCGTCGCGTCGTCGTCGTCCTCCTCGGCCGTCGGCCGGCGCCGCGACCGCGCGGCGCGCTCGCCCATCACCAGCTCGCGGAAGTAGTCGCGGTCGAGCTTCAGCGTCTCGATCTGGGCGATCATCACCGCGCGCTGCTGCTCCATCTCGCGCGTCACCGAGGCGATCTGGACGTCCTTGGCCGCCAGGAGCGCCTTCAGGAGGTACGAGATCGCGCCCGCCAGGCTGCCGATCACGGCGACCACGACCGTCATCGTCGTGCCGGTCAGCTGCACCCCCTCCACGTCTCACCTGCCCTTGCCGGGCGGCGCGCGGCCGTGGTTGGGGTTGCCCGTCGGCCCGGGCGGGCCGTTCTTGCTCTTGCCCGGTCCGCTCGCGGGCGGCGGCGCGGGCGTCGGCGCCGGTGGCGGTCGCGCGGTCGGGGGCGGTCGTGGCGCCGGTGGCGACGCCCGCGTCGGTGGTGCTGGCGCGGCGGTCGGCGCGGGCGGCGTGCCGACCGCCGGAACGGGGAGCGGCTGCGCGGGCGGCGCCGGTGGCGGGACGACGACCGGGACCGCCGGGACGACGACGGGCGTCGCGATCGGCGGCGGCGCGTTCGTCGACGGCCAGGGCGTCGCCGTCACGATCGGCTGAGAGACGACCGGCGCGAACGCGTCGGGTGCGCGCTGGACGACGCTTCCCGTGACCGAGCCCGCGCCCGGTGCCACGCCGAGCGCCGACGGCTGACCGCCCGCTGGGACCGACGACGACGACGCGACGATCGGCGCCGCCAGCGTCGCCGTCCCGGCACCGCCCGCGAGCGTCGGCGCGCGCGTCGCGGGATCGCTGGTGGTGCCCGTCGTCTCGTCGTCGTGGTCCGGCATCAGCCGCCCCTCGACCACGGGCGCGAGCAGCGTCGCCGCCGTCGTCGCCTCCCGCATCCAGTCGTCGCGGACCGATTCCGCCGACGCGGCGATCCGCGTCTCCTCCTCGGCCGCGCCCTCCCGACGCCACCAGTCGTCGCTCGGCGCCGGACCGATCACGGCGCGCACGGCCGGCACCTGGGCCGAGGCGACCAGCAGCAGCCAGAGCGCGACCGCGAGCACGCCGCCGGCGACGACGTGGGTCGCCGGCTCGTCGACCAGCGCCGTCCCGAGGGCACCCGCCACGCCGCGCGTCCGCGCCATCGCTCGACTCTAGCGCTCGCCCTTGCTCGACCGCACCATCGTCTTGACCGCCTCGGCCGCCGCCGCGACCCCGCTCCCCATCGAGGGCCAGCCGGCGGCGTGCCAGTCACCCGCGACCGCCTGCAGCTGATCGGCCAGCCCCCAGGTCGTGTCCTGCAGCGCCGCGACGTCCGACGCCGGCGGCGCCGCACCCCCGGCGTAGCCGAGCGCCGCCAGCGCCGCCGCGTCGCCCAGGAAGCGGTTCAGGTCGCAGTCGCCCGAGACGCCGGGGACGCTCCCGTGGGCGCTGTACTGCCAGATCGCGATCGACGACCAGCTCGGCGGCGGGTCCGGCCGCGCCTCCTGGTAGGCCGCCAGCCAGAGCGGGTAGGTCGCCAGCGCCGGCGTGTCGCAGCCGTGCGGCCCGGTGTACCACGTCCCCGAGTAGAAGAGCGGGCGCACGCCCAGCGCCGCCTCGGCCGCCGCGAGCCAGTCGAGCGCCCACCGCTCCAGCTGGGCCGTCGGCGCGACCTCGGTGTCCTCGAAGTCGAGCGCGACCAGATCGCCGCTCGCGAGCCCGCCCGCCGCCGCCAGCTGCTCGCGCAGGAGCGCGACGCTCGCCGCCGGCTCGACCCGGCTCGGCCGCGCGAAGTGGTACGCCCCGCGCGTCAACCCGCTCTCCTTGATCGCGGCCCAGTTCGTCGCGAAGGTCGGGTCGCGGTAGCCGCCGTCCTCGCTCGCCTTGACGATCGCGAAGCGGCGCCCCGCGCCCGCGACCGCGCCCCAGTCGACCGCTCCCTGCCAGTTCGAGGCGTCCACGCCCTCGAGCACCGCGACCTCCTCGCCGCCGTCCGGTGGCGGCCGCCAGTCCCGGATCACCGTCTCGATCGCCGTCCCGGCCGCGTCGAGCGGCGTCGCCAGCGCCGCGTCGGGGCTGCGCCACCGCCAGGCGAAGTAGCTCACGACGACGATCCGCGCCTCGCCGGCGCACCAGTCGAGGAAGGGCAAAAGCTCGGCGTTCGCCCAGGCGTCGCGGTCGACCGTCCGGCCGGCGGCGAAGTTGCACTCGGTGACCGCGATCCGCCCCGACGTGCGCGCCAGGTACCACGCGACGACGTCGCGCATCTCGGCGAACGACCCGTAGGCGTGGACCGCGTGATCGAGCGGGCGCCCGTCGGCGCCCACGTCGCGCACCCACGACGTCCAGTCGGGCATGCCCGGGCTCGGCGGCATCGCGAGCAGCCGCTCGGGGTGGCGCGCCTGCCGCCGCACCGTGTCCTCGAACGCGAACCACTCGTCGCGCCCGCCGACCCAGCCCTCGAGCGGCAGGTTCTGCTCATTGCCGACCTGGGCCAGGCCGCCGACGCCGGTGCAGCGATCGAGCCGAAGCACCAGCCAGCTCGGCTCGGGGTTGCCGGTGAAGTACGGCCGGTCGCACCAGAGCCGCCCGTCGGCCGCCGCCGCCTGGCCGAGCGCGAGCGCGCCGTGGTCCCAGGCGTCGTCCTTCGAGACGGTCGCGACGCACGGCGTCGCCGGCGCGTCGCTGTCCTGATCCGAGAGCAGCACGAAGCCCTGACTCAGCACGGCTCAGTTCTCGCGCGACGGTGGCGTCGTCGTCGTCGTGCGCCGGCGCCGCCGCTTGCGCCGCTGTCCGCGCAGCCCGAGCGCGGCGGCGATCAGCCCGGCGACGACGACGACGACGGGCAGCCACGCGTCCGAGAGCGCGCGCCAGAAGTCCATCTCGGTCGCGCTCACGGCGTCCCTCCCTAGCCGACCGGCGCCGGCGCGACGACGGCCGGCGGCGGCGGCGCCGACTCCCGCCGCCCGACGACGAGCAGCCCCCGGTCCGGGTCGAAGCGCACCTCGATCTCGGGCGTGAGGACGACGCCGTGGACGTCGAGCACGGCCGCGACCGCCTCCTGGTACTTCTCGGCCACCGCCTTCGCCTGCTGCGCCGCCGCCTGCGCCACGATCTCGGCGCCCTGCGCCGCGCTGAGGAAGGCCGAGAGGCGCCGCGCGCTCCGCTCGCCGAGCGCCACCTCGGCGGGCTGTCCCGCCGCGACCGCCGCGGCCGTCTGACGCCGCCGCCCGTTCGCCTCGCCCATCGCCTCGCCTCCTAGACGCCGACGCCGCTGTAGCCCGTGCCCCACACGCGTCTGATGAAGGTGCGGAAGTCCTTGACGGCGGCGAGCGCGGCGAGTCCCTGGTAGATCTCGCGCAGCTGGTCCATGTCGGACGCGGCCGTGCGGATCAGGGCGACGTCGTTCGCGTCGTAGCCCATGCCGGTGAGCTGCGCGTCCAGGATGCCGTCGATGAAGTACTTGAAGTCGTTCACGTCCTCCAGCACGATGTTCAGCCGCTGGCTGATCGAGCCGAGCTGCGCGTCGATGGTCCCCTTGGTCAGCTGGGCGTTGTAGCCGACGGTCATCTAGCTCCCTCCTTGCAGCGCGAGCCGCGCCTCGAGCGCGTCGATCCGGGCGGCCTGGGCGGCGACGCGCTCGGCGAGCGCCACCGTCCGGGTGTGCTGCTGCCAGATCGCCCCCGAGTGCAGACGCGCCAGCGCCGAGTAGTTCACGAAGACCGAGCCGTCGCCGCCCGGCCCGTCGTTGAACGTCGCGATCCGCGCCGCCTCCAGCGCCGGCCGGCCGTAGCGCAGGAAGGCGTCGAAGCGCGAGCGGACCAGGCGCGGCGCGCGGCGCTCGACGTCGAGCGCGCGCACCAGTTCGGCGTCCTCGTGCTCGTCGTAGGTGAAGTAGCCCGTCCCGCTGTTGGCGGTGCCCGAGCCCGCGTCGGCGTAGATGTCGCCCTCGTTGTCGACCATGAAGCGGGTCAGCGAGTTGGCCTTGACGACGAAGGCGTTCTGGTTGGCGATCGGCGCCGCGATCGTCGGCGGCGCGTTCTTGTAGCCGTCCATCATGACCCAGCCCGCCGAGCTGGTCGACTTCGACGAGTCGTCGGTCCCGCAGAAGGTCTGCAAGAAGACGCCGGTCGCGCCGCTGGCGACCCCGCGCAGCATGCCACCGCCGCCGGTCCCCGCCTTGTAGATCGCGAGGAACGTCGCGCTGTCGGCGTAGTTGGTCATCCCGTGCGCGACCCCGCCGGTTCCCTTGAGCGTGAGCACCTCGTTGCCGCCCGTGCCCTGGTCGACGCAGACGCCGATCGTCATGAAGCTGGAGCCCGACGAGGCGCTGCCGACGGTGACGGTGCCGTTGTTGCTCACCAGCATCCGCGTCGCCAGGTTGCCGAGCATCTGCGCGCCGGCCGAGCCCGACGTCGCGGAGAGGAAGTAGTGGACGCCGCCCGTCAGCTGGAAGATCTCGGCCGTGTCGGCCGAGATGTAGCGCCAGTACGACCCATCCCAGTAGGCGTTGCGGGTCACGTACGCGCCGCCGCCGGCCGGATTGGCCGTCAGGCCGATGTTGCTGTTGAGCGCGATCGTGCGGTAGCCCGCGCCCCAGGCCGGAATCGAGCCGGTGAGCGCCACGTTGCCCTCGATCCGCAGCTGACCCGCCCCCGGATCGGCCGTGCCGAGCAGCGTGACGCCACCGCTCGTCTGCACGCGCAGCGCCGCGCCGCCGCTCATCCGCAGGTCGAACGGCTGAAGGGTGCCGGTGCCGAGCCTGTCCGAGTTGATGTAGTGACCGGCCGCCTGCGTTCCGGCGAGCTGGACGAACGCGGCGTTGTCCGGGCTCGACGATCCGTAGACGATGACGTAGGCGGCCGTGCCGGTGCCGTCCGGGATCGCGCCGACGGCCGTGTTGGCGTTGACCGTCGTCGTCTTGAACAGCACCCTGTTCGCGATCGTCGCGTTCGAGAAGTCGCCCAGGACGCGGCCCGTGATGATCGGCGACGCCAGCGTGGGCGACGTCAGCGTGAAGGTGCCGCCGAACGTACCGTCGAGCGTCCCGCCGTTGATCGTCGGGCTCGTCAGCGTCTTGCTCGTCAAGGTCTGCGCCGCCGTCAAGAGCACCGCCTCGTCGAGCTTGGTGACGTCGGCGTTGTGCATCGTCTTGACGGCCGCGTTGGCGTCGTCCGAGTCCTCGATCACGTACAAGCCCAGCTTCGGCGTCAGCGTGCTCACGTCATCACCCCGGCCCCAGGTAGCTCAGCCCGGCGCGGCAGGGGCTCGACGCGCCATCGGCCAGCATCGTCGCCGTCCCCGAGCCGTTCACGATCACCGCGACGTCGACCCAGTCGTTCACCGCCAGCTTGACCTCGCAGTCGACCGAGACGTAGGCGAAGCTGTTGGTCGCGTTCGGCACGCCGTCCTGGCGCGCCAGGTGGTTGCCGGCCGAGTCGCGGATGGCCAGGATCGGGTTCAGGTTCGACGCGCCCTGCTGGATCGCCGCCGTCGCCCAGGCGTGGTAGACGCCCGCGACCGGCGCCGAGAAGCGCGTCGGCGTCCCGGCCGAGTGCAGCGCCGCGTTGTCCCAGTCCTCGGCGTCGTAGCTGACCGGCGTCCATGACGCCGTCACCGTCAAGGTCGTCGTGCGTCGCGCGCGCGCCGAGGGCGCCGCCGCCAGCGCCGCCAGCGGCACCGACCCGTTGGCGAACGTGCCCGTGATCGCGCCGGCCGAGAAGGCGCCCCCGACCGTCAGCGCCCCCGGCGTCGAGAGCGCGTTGGTACCCGCGCGCTGCAGGATCGTGTCGATCGCCGAGCCGAAGTAGATCGTCGGCGTCCCGCTGACGTGCGTCAGGTAGATCTGGCCCGTCAGCCCGTGCGACGACGCCAGCCCCCCGCCGGCGTAGAGGCTGTCGTCGGTCTTCAGCACGTCGGCCTGCAAGCGGTAGAGGTTGCAGTCGGTCCCGATCGTGAGTCCGCCGCCCGCGAGCGCGATCGTCGTCAGCCAGGCGGGGAGGCCGCCCGAGACGCCGAGCAGCGCGCCCGCCGCCCCGACCGGCAGCCGCGCCAGCGTCTGCACCGCCGAGGCGTAGACGAGGTCGCCGACCGCCTGCGCGAGCGGGTTCGGCCCGGCGTCGAAGTTCGCCTTGACCTGGTTCGCCCAGGCCTCCGACGCGATCTGGTCGACGACCACGCTCGCGAGCGGCGCGTACGGCACCCTACAACCCCCAGCGCTGGCGGCCCCAGAGACCGACGCCCCAGCGCAGGTAGTCGGTCTCGTGGACGGCCTCGCAGCCGAGCCGGATCGTCGTCGTCCCGCCGGCGTCGACCAGCGTCGTGATCGACTCGACCCACATCGAGCGGTTGAAGTAGTCGCGGTCGGAGACGATCGCGACCCGGTCGCCGATCTCGCGCGCGAGCGCGGGCGCGAGCTGGCGCGCCTCGACCAGCGGCAGCTCGATCAGCGCCGTCGGACGCGGCTCCATCCCGCGCGCGACCCAGGCGTCGCAGAGCGACTGCGCGAAGCCCTTGTCCAGCTCCTCGTAGACCGGGATGCTCAGGCCGTGCAGCCCGTAGTCGGCGTGCGACTGCGCCGTCTGCGTCCCGGCGTCGGCGACCGTCACCCGCTCGCTCACGCGCACGACGCTCAGGTTGACCCGCAGCCCGTTCGCCTGGTCGGCCGGCGGCCCCGCGACCGTCGCGCCGCCGGCGCCGGCCTGGGCGCGCAGCGTCACGAACGCGCCCGAGCGCCGTCCCACGATCGCGGGCGCGAGCGTCAGCGACCCGCCCGTGACCGTGTAGTCGGTCCCGGCGACCGGGTCGGCGGCGTTCGCGACCACGTCGTCGCCGGTGACGCCGACGAGCGTGTCGCGCAGCTCGTTCGCCTGCAGCGTCAGCACCGCGCCGGCGCGCCACTCGACCGCCTGGGCGGCGCCGCGCCGCACGATCGAGAAGGCGCAGCTGTTGACCATCGACTCCTCGCCCGAGCGGCGCGACCAGGCGCTGTAGTAGGGCGTCGAGCCGTCGTCGGTGTCGCGGAACGTCGCCTGCACCGTCGTCGCCCGACTGTCGGTGATCTCGCGCCCGCGCCGCGTGAAGACCGTCACCCCGTCGGCCCGGTCGTAGAGGCGGCTCCCCGGCCCCTCGGCGCCCCAGAGCCGCAAGGCGAGGTCGAAGAGGTCATCCGACGGCTTGATGTAGAAGTACAGGAGCCTCGTGTCGCCGGCGTCGAAGCTGCGCCGCGACGTGCTCGTCAGCCCGGCCGCGTCGAGGACGTAGCCGAGCGCCTGGTCGGTGCGGACCCCGTTCGCGACCGTGCCGTCGCCGTAGAGCGGGCTCGAGAGCCCCGACAGACCGACGAGCCGGCTCAGCTGGCTCAAGCCCCGCAGGTGGACCAGCTCCTGGCCGAAGTGGCTGTCGGGCGCGATCTCCTTGCACAGGCCCTGCACGACCCCGTAGGTGATCCCGCCGGCGACGATCCGCCAGTCGACCATGCGCCCGATCTTGACGGCCTGGTAGAGCGGCGAGTTCGGGTTCCCGGGGCTCCAGTTGCCCGAGCGGTTGTCGACCGCGAGGTTGACCTCGGAGGCCATCGGCGGCGAGCCCGAGGCGACGCGGTCGCGTCCGCGCTCGGCCTGCGGCGTCGGCTCGAGCCGCACGTCGTCGGTGATGATCTCGCGCGACGGCAGGTGCGCCGCGTCGAGCTGCGCGACCGTCAGGCCGGCCAGCGAGCCGACCGTGCGACCCTGCAGCGCGCCGACCGTCCCGTCGCCCTCGATCACGCCGTCACCGTCCATGTCCATCAGGACGGTGTGGACGACGAGCGGGCTCGCCCCGGTCGCGGCGACGCCCGGCCAGGCGACGTCGGTCACGGCGCGCTCCCGCGCCTGAGAGCGATCGTCACGGCGTCCGCCCGCGCGCGATCGTCGGCGCGCTCACGGCGTCGGCACCGCCGAGCGCGGCAGCCGCCCGCCCCGGTCGGCGTAGCGCTGGTTCGCGCGCGCGACGACGGTGGTCAAAAGCTCGCCGCCGATGTAGATCGGGATCGTCTGCGTCATCGACGGCTCGGGCCCCATCGGCTCGAAGCGCCCCGACGACGCGGGCACGAACCACTCCTTGTACGGCCCGCGCCCGACCTGGTAGACCTCGCCGGCCGCGCCCGGCCCGCCCTCGTCGCGGATCGGCACGATCGTGACCCCGCCCGTTAGCGGGCCCGCGACCGCCGCCGGCGCCGCCGGCCCGCTCGTCGGCGCCGCCACCCCGGCCTGCGGGCGCGCGGCGACGCTGCCGGACGCGAGCTGGTTCTGCAGGTCGATCAGGCGCTGCAGGTAGTTGTCGGCCGGCACCTCGGCGCCCTTGGGGATCTGGGCGATGAACTTCTCGCGGATGTCGCGGATCTTGTCGGCGTAGTTGCGCAGCAGCGTCTGGCGCTCCTTCTCGGCCGAGGCCGCGACGTCGGCCTCCTTCTGCGCGAGCGCCTGGTTCGCGTTGTACACGTCCATCGCGTAGGCGTGGGCGGCCTTGGCGAGCCGCTCGTTGTAGGCGGCGTCGAGCGCGGCCGTCTCGTCGGCCAGCTTCTGGTTGATCGCGGCGAGCTTCTTCTGCTCGGCGTCGACCGTCGCCGCCACCTCCTGGTCGGCCGCCTTCTGCGCCGCCTCGACCGACTTCTGGTACGCCTCCTCGGCGCGCGCGACCTGCTCGTCGCGCTGCTTCGCCGCCTCGGCGCGCTGCTTCTCGACCGCCGCCGCGTTGGCGGCCAGCTCGCGCGCGAGGCTGGCGTTGATCGCGGCCTCGCGCTTGACGAGGTCGGCCTCGAGCGCCGCCTGCGCCTTCTCGGCCGCGCGCCGGATCGCGTCCTGCCGGTCGGCGAGCGCCTGGTTCGTCTTCGCCGTCTCGTCGGCCAGCTTCTTGTCGACCGCCGCCAGATCGGCCGCCCGCGCCGCGTCGGCCGCCGCCTTCTCGGCGACCAGCCGATCGTTCAGCTTCGCGAGCTTGGCCGCGTTGTCGGCGTCGACCGCGACGATCTCGGCCGCGCGCGCGGCGGTGAGCGCGTCCCGCCGCGCCGCCAGCTCCTGCTCGACCGCGACGAGGCGCGCGTCGCGCTCGGCCGCCGCCTGCGCGATCGTGCGCTGCAGGGCGTCGTCGGCCAGCTTGTCCATGAACGCCTGGCGCTCGGCCGCCTGCTGCTCGGCGAAGAGCCGGTCCTCCTCCTGCCGCGCGCGCTGGCGCGCCCGCTCCTCCTCGGCGCGCGCGAAGCGGTCGGTGATGCGCTGCTTCTCGGCCTCGTCGGCCGCGCCCGCCAGGTCCTGCTGGAAGTGGTAGTACGCCTCCTCGTCGTCGCGCGACTGCTGGCGCGCCCGCGCCTCGGCGCTCTGCCGCCGGTCGAAGGCCTGCTCGGCCGACCGGTCGGAGCGCTGCTGCTGCAGCGCCTCGATCGCCTGCGCGATCCGGTCGGCCGCCTGCTGCTGCGCCGCCAGGATCTGGTCCGAGGCGCGCTGCACCGCCTGGGCGACGCCCTGGGCGTAGGTCAGCTCGGCCTGGGCGATGCGCGACGTGCGCTCGGCCGCGAGCGCGCGCCGCTGCTCGTCGGCGTCGCGCTCGGCCTGGGCGATCCGCTCGGCGGCGCGCGCGACGATCTCGGCCCGCTTCTCGGCCGCGTCGTGCTGCAGCTGCGCCAGCCGCTCGGTCGCCTGGGCGACGGCGGCGGCCTGCTGGTCGCGCGCGTCGCTCTCGATCTGGGCGTGCCGCTCGGCCGCCTGCGCGATCGCCTGCGCGATCTGCTCCGACGCCTGCGCCTGCGCCTGGCCGACCTTCTCGGCCGAGGACTGCTCGATCTCGGCGATCCGCTGGTTGTAGAGGTCGAGCGCCTCGTCGATCGTCGCGCCGCGCGCCGCGACCGCCTCGGCGACCCGCTCGCCGTGCCGCTGCTCGATCTCGACCAGCCGCTCCTGCGCCGCCTGGATCGCCTGCGCCGTCGCGTCGGCCGCGTTCTTCTCGGCCGCCGCCAGCCCCTTGGCGCGCTCCTCGACCGCCGAGGCGACCGCGTCGGCGTACCGCTGCTGCGCCGCCGCGAGCGCCTTCTGGGCCGCCTGCGCCGCCTGCGCCCGCTGCTCGCCGGCGCGCGTCTCGACGTCGGCCAGCCGCTGCGCCGCCTGCCGCTGCTCCTCGACCGCGGCGGTGTAGCCCTCGTGGATCGCCTTCTTGACCTCGCCCGCGTCCTTGAAGAGATCGCCCTGGAACGAGTCCATCGCCGCCAGGATGTCGTCGTTGGTCAGCTTGATCGCCTGGGCGGCGTCGCGCCCCTCCGACTTGAAGGGGCCGTAGACCTTCTCGGCCGCGTTCTGGCCGTCGGCGCCGGCGCTAATCGTCTTGCCCAGCTCGCTCGCGAAGCCGCTCACCGCCGCCGTCGCGTCGTCGAACGCCTTGACCAGGCCCAGGTCCTTGCCCGCGATCTTGCCGAGCGCGTCCAGGCCGCCGAGCGCGGCGCGGATGCCCTCGAGCAGCGTCTTGGCCCAGGTCGCGACGTACTCGCCGAAGCGCTGCCAGATCGGCGCCGTCTGCGCGAGCACGCCCCCGATCCCCTGGATCGCCGCCCCGATCGGCTCGAGCGCCTTCGCCGCCAGGTTCGCGGCCGTCTCGAGGATCGAGAAGACGCCGCCCGCGACCTTGCCGATCACGACGAGCGAGGTCGCGATCCGGTCGGCCCAGTCCTGGAACTCCTTCGTCTGCACCAGATCGGCGACCTTGACCGCGATCTGGGTCAGCATGTCGAAGAACGGCTTGCCGGCCTTGGCGAGCCACATCGTGACCGAGTCGGTCACGGTCGACATCGCCCCCAGGAACGTCTTCGACTGCAGCCCCATCTGGTCGCCGAACTTCTGCTTCGAGAACTCCTGGAACGCCTTGATGAAGACGTCGGCCGAGATCTGCCCCTGCTCGGACAGGCGTTGCACCTCGGAGACCGACTTGCCCATCGCGTCGGCCAGGATCTGCCAGGCCGGCACGCCGACCTGGGTCAGCTGGCGCATGTCGCCGGCCGTCACCTTGGTCGCGGTCCGCATCTGGCCGAGCGCGTAGGTGATGCGCGCGATGCCCTCGTTGCCGGCGCCGAGCGCGGCGGCGGCGTTGCCGACCGCCGTCAGCATCGGCACGATCTCCTGGGCCGCGAAGCCCATCGCCAGCATCTGCTGGCTGGCGGTCACCAGCTCGGGGAAGTTGAAGGGGGTCTTGGCCGCGAAGTCGGCCAGCTCCTTCAAGAAGGCGTCGGCCTGCTGCGCGCTCCCGAGCATCGTCGTGAACGCGATCCGCGACTGCTCCAGCCGCTGGTTGAGGCCGACGACCGAGTCGCCGACCGCGCTCACCGCCGCCGAGATCCCCTGCATCGCCGCCATGCCGGCCGCGAAGGCGACACCGCCCGAGGCCGCCGCCAAGAGCCCCCCGCCCAGGCCGCCGGCCGAGCGCGTCATCCCGTCCATGAACCCCGACGCGCGCGAGGAGGCGTCGGCGGCCGTGCGCGGGACGTTCTTGAGCTGCTGGTCGACCGAGCGCATCGCGGCGTCGAACTGCGTCGTGTCGGCGGTGACGCTGGCCTCGAGCTGCGCGATCTGGACCAAACCGGCGCCCTCGTTCCCCCGGGGGCGGCGGCGGTCAGCGGAGCCCGCGCGTCGTCGTCGTCAGTCTACCCGCGCCGTCTCGTCTGTCAAGCGGGAGAGTCCGCGCGCGCGGTCGACGAGCGCGCGGTGCTGATCGCTCGTCCAGCCGTCGGGGCAGGCGTCGCAGCCGACCCAGACGGCGAGCGCGCGCCGGCCCCGGTGCTTGACGAGCGCGAGCCCCTCGACCCGCTCGCCGAGCACCCGCCGGCAGCGCGGGCAGCGGATCAGGTCGGGCGCGCGGTAGCGCAGCCCCGCGCGCTCGTCGAGCGTCATCAGCCCAGCCGCCGCCGCCGCTCGGCCTGCCGCCGGCGGGTGACGGCGACCTCGTGCGCGGCGCGCTCCTCGGCGATCTCGGCGATGCGCGCCATCGCCGCGAGCACGCGCCAGTGCGGGCGCAAGGCCGGCACCAGCTCGAGCAGCGAGCAGTTCAGGTAGCGCGCCGCGCGCGTCAGCATGCTGAAGTCCGCGTACCAGGCTGGCGCCTCGCCCAGCAGCCCGTCGTTGACGAGGTACTGCTGCAGGGGCCAGCCTACGCTCGGTCCGGGAAGAGGTCGCGCGTGATCGCCTCGTGCCAGTCGCCCAGCCGGCGCACGCCCAGGCGCCCGAGCGCCTCGACCGTCAGCGGGCAGGGCTCCAGCACCGGCCGACCGTCGGCGCCGGTGACGGGCTTGCCCTTGGCGTCGGTCCTGGGCTGCTCGACGTCCCAGCTGACGAGCAGGTGGTGCAGCGTCTCGGAGAGGGCGGCGAGCGGTCGCGACGCCTCGCGCAGCGCGCGCCCCGTCTGCTCCATCTCGAGGTCGGCGGCCGAGGGCCGGTAGACGAGCGTCACGATCTCGTCCGGCTGGCACTCGGCGAGCGCCTTGCCGTTGACCGGGACGCGGATCGTGCGCCGGTCGGCGATCAGGTCGGCGAGCGTCGGCATCGCGTCCTCCTCATCAACATATCTCCATCGTCGCTATAATGCGCGCGTGCAGCCGCGCGCCGTTCGCCCGCTCGCGGATCGGTTCTGGCCGAAGGTCGCGCGGCGCGGATCCGACGAGTGCTGGCCCTGGTTGGCCTCGACCAACGGCGTCGGCTACGGGCAGATCGCGCGCGGGCGCGCCGGGACCGGGATGATCGGCGCGCACCGCGTCGCCTACGAACTGCTCGTCGGCCCGATTCCGGCTGGCCTGCACCTCGATCACCTCTGCCGCAACACGCTGTGCGTGAATCCCGCGCACCTGGAGGCCGTCTCGGCGCGCACGAACATCCGGCGCGGCGTGGCACCCTCGATCGCGCGCTCGCGCGCCGACGCCTGCCCCCACGGCCATCCGTTCACGCCCGAGAACACGCACATCACCCCGCGCGGATACCGACAGTGCCGCGAGTGTGGCCGGCTGCGACAGGGTGGCCTGCCCGAGCGCGAGCACGCGTACGTCGCCAAGCCACGACGCGTCACAAAGTAAGCGTTTTATTGATCAGCTCGGCCTTCATCCACAGGTTGGCCGTCTGATCGTAGACGCAGCGGAACGGGATCGTCAGCGTCGACAGCCCGTCCTCGTCGTCGGACGACGGGCTGTCGGAGACGATCACGCAGGCGTCGAAGGTCAGCTTGTAGCTGATCGCGGCCTCGATCGTCGGCCCCGTCGCCGTGACGCGCACGTACTTGCGCCCGCCGGTGCGGATCGTCGTGTAGAGGCTGCGCCCCTTCGGGTCGTTGCCCAGCTTCAGGCTGAGCGTCGGGTTGGGCTTGATCTCGACCGTGCCGTCGAACGAGCTGAGCGCCGTGTTGAGCGGCCAGATCGGGTTGCGCCGGTCGCCGAAGCTGAACTCGACGACGAAGTCGCGCAGGAGCTGGCTCGTCCCGAGCGCGGCGTAGGTGTCGTCCATGAAGACGTCGACCTGCCCGGGCGCGATCGGCACGAGCGGGAAGCTCGTCACCGCCGCGTAGGGCGCCGGCACGCTGATCGTGACCGCCGGCGTCGAGCCGCCGGTCAAGGAGCTGGTCGCGGTCATCGCCGCCGGGTCGCTCGTCGCCGACGGGAAGGCGACGTCGATCGCGGTCGCCGGCAGCGGCCCGCCGGCGCAGCTGACGCCGCCGAGCGCGACGACCGAGGCGAGCGCGTTCAGCGCCGCCTCGACGACGCCGGCGGCGGCGTTGTAGGCGATCGCGCTGGTCGTGTTCGCGCCGAGCGTGAGCGTGAACGTCCCGCCGGTCGGCGCGCCCGTGATCGTGATCCGCTGCACCTCGCCGCCGTCGAGCCACTGGTCCTGCGACTGGCGGCCGGCGATGACGGTGCCCGAGAGGCTGGTCCCGCCCGACTTCGAGAGCGAGAAGCCGAAGGCCGAGAAGATCAGCCCGCTCGACTTGGTCGCGTTCTGCGCGCCGGGCGAGCCCTTCTGGTGAGTGAACGTGCGGCAGACGTCCTTCTGCACCGGCCGGGGGGCGAAGCTCCAGCGGCGGCTGGCGGTCCCGCCCGGCGGGACGTCGGTCACGCCGTTGCCGAAGATCGACGAGAACGGCACGACCAGCTCGTCGTAGGTCGGCGCGCCGGCGACGTCGCCGGTCGCCCACTCCTTGTTCATGATCGAGAGCGTGTCGGCCTTCTGCCCGGCCGGCCCGAAGACCTGGATCTCGTAGGCGGGGTTGACCGAGAGCGACATCGCCTGCAGGAGGCGGTTGGTCGTGACGGCGACGCCCTCGGAGCCGATGGCCTCGACGCCGATCTGGTCGACCTGGCTGACGAGCGCGATGTCCGTGGCGGCCACGGGCGTCCCTCCTCTCGGGTGCTAGCTGGCGAGCGGCCAGACCTCGCTGCGGAAGAGCTGGTTGACGAAGGCGTAGATCTGCCCGCCCGGCGCGGTCTCGGGCGGCTCGGGAGGCGAGAGCGCGCGGCGCAGGCGCGCGACGACGACGCCCTGGCTCGCGACCGCGTAGCCGTCGAAGAGGACGGCCAGCCGCTCGGCGATCGGAACGAGCGGCGCGTAGTAGACCTCGCGGCCGATCACCTTCAGCAAGAGCCGCACGTCCTGCCAGACGTGGCGGCCGCCGAGCGTCGTCACGTCGATCGACGAGAAGACCGTCATCGTCACGAGCGGGTAGAGCGTATCCGGCGGCGCCTGCTGCTGGTAGATCCGTCCGCCGACGCCCAGGTCGGTGTTGAGCACCGTGTCGGCGAGCGCGCGCGCCATCAGCACCGCGACGAGGCGCTGCTCGCCGACCAGGGGCGGCGTCCAGGCGGCCACGCCCTAGCCCAGCGTCGCGCGGAGATCCCGCGCCCAGCGGTCGGCGTAGGCGTGCTCCTCCTCGGCGGCGGCCGGGATCAGCATCGGGTGCGGGCTGATCGTCGCCGTGCCGAGCTCCTGGAAGACGTGGTAGTCCTGGGTGTTGAAGACGCGCCAGCGGAGGCGTCCCGCCGGCGCGACGCGGTAGCCCTCCATCATCGCGCCGGTCGCGACGCGCGGCGGCGTGTAGTCGCGCGCGCGATCGGCGATGCGCTGCCCCGACTCCTGCGTCCCGCGCTCGAGCGTCGCCGCGACGCGCGGCCCGAGCGTCGGGACGCGGTTGTAGGTGATCCGCACGCCGACCGCGAGCCCTCCCGCCACGGCTAGGCCGGCGCGTGGGGCGTGTTGTCGGTCCAGCGCAGGATCAGCCAGCCGAGCGCCTGGTACGTCTCGCCGTTCGGGCCGACCGGCGTCGCGGCGTACTCGGCCTCGGTCACGCCGACGGTGATCCCGGTCGTCGGGTCGGCGATGATCAGCCGTCGGATCGGGGCCGGCATCTCCTCCATCGTCCCTCCTCGCTAGTCGCGCTCGACGCAGTAGGCGCGGCGCGTCACCTCGGCCGTCTGGCCGCCGTCGACCTCGATGACGCGGAAGCGGCGCGTCGGCGTCGGGTCGAGCCACTCGATCTCGGCGTCGGCGTCGATCGTCGTCTGCGCCGGCAGGTAGATCCGCCAGTTCGAGGTCGCGCCCGCGACGCCGGCCTCGACCAGCTCGCGCGCGCCCGTCACCCGCGCCGGCTGCACGGCGCAGGCGACCGGGACGGTCGTCGTGACCGGGCGCGTGCCGCCGTAGGGATCGCGCTCGGTCGACGCGCGCGCGATGATCTGGCAGCGGCCCGTCAGCTGCCGGGCGACGAGCGCGCGCGCGAGCGCCGTGTTGCGCGGGGTCACCAGCGGGCCCAGCGCGTGCGGTTGACGCCGACGAGCGGGCGGCCGGCCGGCGCGACGACGAGCAGCGGCGCGCTGGCGCCCACGCCGGCGACGGCCGCCACCGCCCCGATCGCGGCCGTGGCGATCGCGCGCAGCGTCGCCGCGCGCGCGGCGTAGTCGACCGTGCCCCGGTCGTAGGTGACGTCGCCGAAGGCCTCGGACTGGATCGCCGGGGCGGCGACCGCCAGGCGCGCGGCCGAGAAGCAGACCGCCGCCCGGTGGACGGCGGCGCCGTCGGCGCCGGTGCGCGCCTCGGCGCCGGGGTCGATCGCGAGCACGTCGGCGATCCCGGCCGGCACGTAGATCGGGAGCGCCAGGATCGCGTCGGGCAATAGCTCGGCCGTCAGGCTGGTGTCAAGCGCGGCGCGCACCTCGGGGTAGTCGGCCGCGCCGAGCAGCGGCGTCGGCACGCTAGGCGGTCCGGCGCGGCGCCGGCGCGGGTGGCGGCGCCGGCGCCGCGACCTCGACGAGGCGCTTGGCCGCCAGCGCCGCCAGCACGCCGACGGTCTTGGCGACCAGCTGCGGCGCCTGCGCCTGGCCGGCGACGTAGACCTCGCCGCCGTCGGGGAAGTCGGCCGACTTGGGGTGCGCCGGGTCGCGCTCGGCGAGGCCGACCCGCTCGCCCTCGTCGGGGTGCGTCTTGACCCAGGTCGTCTCGACCGCCGCCTCGCTCATCGCGTTCCTCCTATCGGAAAGCAGGTCGTCAAGCTAGGGCTAGGCTGCAATGTTGAGGATGTGGGCCTGCCCGGTGATGAAGACCGCGAAGGCCTCGTTGAAGCTGAAGGTCAGCGTCTCGGTCTGCCGGGTGATCCAGCGCTCGGACTCCGAGATCTGCGAGCCGTTCTCGCGCACCTGCTCGAGCGCGAAGCGGCCGTCGAAGCCGACGAGCTTGGAGACCGGCGCCGAGGCGGTGATGCCGTAGCGCTGGCCCTGCGTCAGCCGGGTGTTCATCGGCGTGAACGCCTGGGTGATGCCGCTGGAGACCGGGAGCGTCGTCGCGAGCAGGTTGACCGACGGCATCGCCAGCATGAGCAGCTTGATGATCGCGGCCTGCTGGCCGATGACGGCCGACATCGCGTACGGGTTCTGCCAGGTCGTCAGGAAGGCGAGCCAGCCGGCGACGCTCAGGTTGTTGACGGTCGTGCCGGGGTCGAGCGTCGTCAGGTTGTAGGTCGTGGCGGCGGTGCCGGGGTTGCCGTCGCCGTTGATCATGACGTCGAGGGCGGCGTCGACCTGATCGACCTCGGTCTGGATGCCGAGCAGGCGGATGTAGACCGCGAAGTCGTCGAGCGGCAGCCGCCGCAGCGCCTCGTAGGACGCGGTCAGCTTGCGGCCGTACTTCGAGAGCTGGATGACCGACTGCGTCTCGCGGATCACCGCCTCGGGCAGCTCGGCCGCCTCGGCGACGCGCAGCATGCGCACGTCGGCGGCGGCGGGCTGGACCAGGCGCCGGGCGCGGTAGTCGCGGCCGGCGTTGCCGCGCGTGCGCGCGATCATCTCGACCAGCGGGACGGCCGGCTGCGTCTCGGTGAAGCGCAGCGTCCGGTCGTCGTCGTAGGGCCGCTGGATCGTGCCCGCGACGTAGTCGCCCGAGAGGTAGAGCGCCGGCGCGCGCGTCGTGACCGGCGCCGCGCCGCGACCCGCCTCCCACTGCCGCCGCGCCCACTCGGGGAAGAGCGCGCGCGCCTCGGCGTCGCGGCCGAAGGCCTCGACCTCGTCGGCCATGCGCCCCGGCCGGCTGGCGGTGTTGATGCCCTTGACGAGCATCATGCGCTGGAAGGCGTCGAGCCCGAGCGCGGCGTCGCCCTGATCGGACGGGTCCTCGGCCTCGAGCAGGTCGGAGAGGTTGGCCCAGCCGTCGCGGACGACCGCGTCCTGCAGGTTGTGGGTCGGCATCTGCACGAGCAGGTCGCCGACGCGGGCGCGCATCGACTCGATCGTCGGCCGGCGCGGCCGGGCGGCGCCGTCGGGCCGCGTCTGCGCCGGGCGGATCTCGGTCATCGTCATCGTCGTGTCCCCCCTCCGTCCTAGCCGGCCAGCAGCACTTCGAGCGCGGTCGTGACCGCGTTGTCGATCACCATGCCGCGCGCGGCCACGGTCTCGGCCGCGACGGCCGAGGAGGCGGCGCGCACGTAGCCGCGCGCGGTCGCGAGCGTCCCGCCGACGATGCGCGTGCCGACGCCGGGGGCGGCGTCCCCCGACGGGAGGTTGACGACTCCGTCGGTGACGACCATGCAGGCGCCGTCCTGCTCGACGTGGCGCAGGAGGCCGACGACCATCTGGGCGTCGGCGACCAGCTCGACGATGCCGGGCGAGCCCGACTTCAGGCCGACGGCGCGGCCGGCGACCGCCGTGCCGTTGGGCTGCGTCCCGTCGTAGGTGATCGTCGTCCCGTCGATGCGGAAGGTCAGGTTGCGCTGCGGCTCGGCACCGAGTCGGTTCGTGCCGGTCAGACGAGCGTCGGGCATCTCCTCCTCCTACCTAGATGCGGAAGCCGCTGGCGAACGCGGGCGAGATCGGCGTCTCGGCGCGCCCGCTCGGCTGCTGCGCCGCGTCGCTCGTCTGCCGCCCGCCCCGGAAGAGCGCGTCGCCGGCGGCGGTCCAGCCGGCGGCGAGCGTCGCGATCGCCTCCGGGTCGAGCGTGCGCAGCGTGCGCTCCCAGCGCTCGCGCTCGAAGCGCTCGCCGAGCGCGCGCTGGCCCTCGGCGAGCGCGTGCGCGACGTCGCGCTCGAAGCAGGCCTTGCCGTAGGCGAGCAGCGCCGCGTCGGACGCGACTTGCTCCCGCAGCGTCGCGAGCGCGTCCTCGAGCGCGGTCGTCGTCGGGCGCAGGCGCGCCAGCTCGGCGCAGACGGCGGTCGTGGCGCCGAGCGGGTCGGCGATCTCGCCCTCGACGACGGTCGAGAGCAGCGTGCGCAGCCGCTCCTCGAGCGGCGGGCTAGCCGGGTTGGTTGGCCTGGTCACGGGCTCCTCCTCGTCGCCGGTCTCGTCGTCCTCGTCGTCCGCCGTCTCCTCGTCGTCGGGCGGCGCCTCGGTCGCCTCGTCGTCGTCGTCGTCCTCCTCGTGCTCGGGACCGTGCGTGCCCGTGTCGTCGGCGCGCTGCGCCGGCCAGGCGTGGTGGCTACCGGGGAGGCGCACGCGGTAGCTCGTCTCGAGCGCGCGCGCCGTCTCGGGCGGAAGCCGCCCGGCCTCCGACTCCTGCAGCGCCTTGGCCGAGAGCACGCTCGCGTCCGGCGTCGAGCCGGCGTAGACGAGCGAGTACTCGGCCAGGTGGGCGTCGACGACGCGGACGTAGCAGGTGACCGGCTTGCGCTTGCCGTCGACCGCGTACTCGACGCCGGGGACGTGCGGGCACTCGAAGTCCCAGATGCTGCGCTCGCAGATCGTGCACTGCATGCGCCCGCCCGAGAAGCCGACCGAGACGTCGCGCAGGAGGCCGAGCTCGACGGCGCGGATCACCTCGTCGGTCGACTGCCCGCCGAGCGTGACGCCGCCGGGGATGTAGCACTCGGACTCGCAGCGCCCGCCGCGCGGGACGTAGGCGCCCGAGAAGCTGCGCCCGACGATCGCCCACTGGTCGTGCCCGTAGAGGACGCTGACGCCGGCCGCCGCGTCGGCGGCGTAGTTGCGCAGCGTCGTCTCGTCCATCAGCGTCTTGTAGGAGTCGGGCTCGCCGCTGGAGATGACGCTGCGCACGATCAGGAGCTGGCTCTCCGAGACGGCGTCGGGGACGACCGCCTGGGCGCGGATCTTCTCGAGCAGCGCGGCGTCGGACGAGGTCGCGCGCGCGAAGACGGGCGCGACGCGGTAGCCGAACGGGTGCGCGGGGGCGCGCTGCTCCTGGATGCGGGCGAAGTAGCCGTCGAGGACGCCGCGCGCGCGGTCGCGCACCTCGGTCGAGAGCCCCTGCGTCTGCGGCAAGCGGCTCGCGGCGGCGCGCAGACCGGCGGCGATCGCCGTCAGCCGCCCGTCGAGGACGTCGGCGAACGGCAGGCGGTAGGCGCCCTTCTGGTCGGCGGCGTCGCGGTCGTAGACGAGGAAGGCCTGACGGGTCTTGCCGCCCGAGGCGTCGGGCGCGGTGTTGGCGTCCCAGCCGGCCCAGTCCCAGATGCGCGCGCGCGCCGCGCCGGCGTCCCACGCGCGGTCGGTGTTGATCGGAAGGTCACGAGCGGCCCCGACGGCGTAATCAGCCACGGCGCATGCCCCCCCGGGCGCTCGTCTTCCGCGCCGTCGGGCGCGAGGGCCGCTGACGAGAGCAGGGGGCCGCTAGCGCGCTATCGTCGCGCCTCGCGCGCGCGTTGTCAAGGGGGCACCGTTACTATGCGCCCGTGGCACGTCAGGATCAGAAGAGCGGGAGCTGGTCGGGGTGCGGCGCGACGGGCGGCGATGGCGGCGGGTGGTCGCGGTCGTGCAGGCGCAGCAGCTCGCGGCAGGCCTCGACGAGCGCGAACGCGCGCGGGACCGTCATCAGCCGCGCCGCGACCAGCCCCGCGATCTCGGCGCGCCGGCGCGCGCTCAGCCCCGCCGGACGAGGCGGATCAGCCACGACGCGATCTGCGCCCCGATCGTCCAGCCGAAGCCGACGATCAGGCCGATGATCGCCAGGTTAGGGCTCCCGGCCGTCAGGCCAGGGACGGCGTAGGGGTTCCCGGTCGCCGACGGCATCGCGTCCCTCCTAGCGGCTGTTCGGCGCGTGGCACTTGCGGCAGCGCAGGCTCCACGGCCGCGTCAGGTGCGCCGCCAGCGTCCGGCCGCAGGACGTGCAGCGCGGCCCGTAGTCGGTGACCGGGGGCGTGGACGCTGGTCGCGACGCCGGCGTCGTCGTCGCGGGTGCCCTCTGGGCGCGTCGCTGCTCGGTCGTCACGCCGGATCCACCTCGCGCGCGCCCAAGCGCTCGACCGCGCGCGGACCGGGGACGTCGAGCGCCACGCCGACGCGCCGCCAGCGGTGGCCGCCGCTGCACTCGTAGTAGACGACGCGCGCGCGGGATGGGTTCGCCGGATCGGCCTCGCGCGGACCCAGACGCGCCCGCCGGCCGCAGATCGGGCAGTAGACCGGGCCGCTCATCGCGCGCCGCGTGGGTGCGCCGCGCGTCCGGCGCGCGCGTAGAGCGCGACGCCGTGGCGCGCGCGCGTCGCCTCGCCGCCGCGCCGCGAGAGCGCCGTCATCCCGTCGACGCCGAGCGTCTCGCGCTGCGCCGCCGCGCCCAGCTTGCCGATCGCGGCGTAGAAAGCGCGCGACCGGATCGGCGTCAGCCGGCCGATGCGGCGGTAGTAGTCGGCGTCGTGCGCGTCGCGGCAGCTCAGACCGCCGATCCGCCCCGCCTCGCGGCACGTCATCTCGCCGCCCGTCACCGCAGCGCCTCGGCGACGCCGGCCAGGAACGGGATCGCGACGACGACGAGCGCGCGCAGCAGGCGGCCGAGCCCGCTCACTTCTCGATCACCAGCGACGACCAGCGCGCGCCGCGCGCGCGGCAGTCGTCGCACGTCTCGGCGCCGCCGAGCGCGACCCACGTCGCCCGCCACTCGGTTCCGGCGTCGATGACATCCCATCTACATCGGCAATTCGCCTTACAGCTGGTGCCCCCGTCCCCCGGATGGGCCGGCAGCTCGAGTCCCCGAAAGGCGCGCTGGTAGCCCTCGGCCTGCGCCCGCGTCGAGGCGGCGGCGTAGAGCTGGCTGCGCGCCGCGACCTGGCTCTCGGAGAGATCGCCGCGCGCGACGTCGGCCGCGAAGCGGTGTAGGTGGACGTACTGCTCGCCGACGAGCGTGCCCAGGCGCATGCGGTCGACGTCGCCCAGCCGGTCGACGCCGCCGCGGCCGAGCGCGTACTGCGCGACGAAGGCGGCGCGCACCGAGCGGCGCATCGCCAGCTCCCACTCCTGAACCGTCAGGTCGCCGGTCGCGAGCCGGCGCGCGAGGCGGTCGTAGTCGGCGCGGTGCTCCTCGACGAAGACGTCGCGCAGCCCCGCGACCGCCGCCGGCGAGAGGAACCGCCCCGACGCCTTGTAGCGGTACTGCCGCGCCTCGGGCACCCACTCCCAGGCCGAGGGCGTCGCCATCAGCCGGCCGGCAGGGACGCGGCGGCGTGGCCGTTCGCGCGCGCCGGCGGCGGCTCGGCCAGCGTCGCGTCGAGCAGGTCGTCGTGCGGCGGCGCGATCAGCCGCTCCCAGGCACCCCGCGCCTCGTCGAGCGCGCCGGCCGCGAGCACGGGCTCGCGCGTGATCGACGGCAGCGCCGCCGCCGCCCCCAACGGCTCCAGTCGCTGCTCCGTGTCGAGTCGCTGCGTCATCGCTGCGCGATCCACGTCGCTTCGCGTCCGCTCATCGAGAGACAGCGACCTACTCGAACCGGGCTCGGGGTTGGTCTGGGTGTCGACGCCGGCGCCGCCGCCGAATCCGCCGCCGCCGGCGCCCGTCCCGCCCGGCTTGGTCGGCGCGAACGGGCTCGGCGGCCCGACCGGCGGGTGGCCGACCGCGTCCTGCGCCGCCGCGTCCTGGTCGATCCAGCCCTGGTCGCGCTCGAAGGCGACGTTGGCGTCCTTGATGGCTCTGGTCTGCTCGTCGCGCATCATCTCGGCCGCGCGCAGCTCGGCGAAGCGCAGCTCGGCGCGCGCCGCCAGTCCCCCGGCCTGCAGCGCGACCGAGAGCAGCCGCGAGAGCGGCGTCTCGATCAGGTGCTGCAGCGCCTTGACGCCGGCGGCGTGGATCTCCCACTGCCGGTTCGCGTTCGCCTCGCTGACGCCCTCCGACAGGCCGAGCAGGAGCGGCATCGTCTTGACCGCCTGGACCTGCTGGCGCTGCAGCAGCGCCACGATCGGCTCGACCGAGCCCAGCGCCGAGGCGTCGACGACGCCCTGGGGGCTGCCCATCTCGACGGTGTCGAGGTGGATGAACGCCATGTCCGGCTCGAGCTGCGCGTACTGCGACGCGACCTCGTCGAGCTTGGACTGCACCCAGTCGGCGCGCTGCTGCGGCGTGCCGGTCAGCACCTCGGCCGGCATCTGCGTCGCCAGCTGCTCCGACTTCAGGATGATGTCGAGCCTGGGCCAGCCCTGCTGCTGCACGACCCGGCGCAGGTCGGCGAGCATGCCCATCAGGAAGAGCGAGGTGAAGAGCGCCGGCGCGCCGAGCGGCCGGCCGTAGGGCGAGCCGGGGAACGGGTCGACCGGGACGTAGCAGATCGTCGGCCGGTCGAAGAGCACGAACTCGCCCGCCTGCCACTGCCCGGCGCGCCAGATCGGGCCGCGCGCCGGCCGCGCCGGGTCGATCTCCTTCTTGAAGCGCACGGTCGCGGGGTCGGGCGTCGCGAGGTCGATCGGGACGCGCCCCGACTCGTCGAGCACCAGCTCGGCGAAGACCGCGCCCCGGTGGTAGGCGCCGAAGATCAGGCGGTTCCAGACGACGTCGGCCGTGCCGTAGAGCAGCTCCAGCTCGGCGACGAAGGCGTCGAGCACCGCCTGGGCGCGCGGCTCGGGGTCGTCCGCGTCGATCCGGTAGGCGGTCAGCGTCCAGCCGGGGTTGCCCAGGCGCAGCGCGTCGTAGAGCGCGCGCGAGTAGCCGGGCTCGGTGTCGGCCAGGAGGTCCATCAGCGCCGAGGGCTCGAGCCGCCGCAGCGCCGCGTCGTCGAGCGCGAGCAGCTTCCAGCGCTGGTCGATCGCGTTCGGCGCCACGATCGAGAACGGCATCCGCCGCAGCGCCCAGCTTTCGTCGACCGTCTGCCGGCCGCCCGCCAGCGACCGCGCCGTCAGGACCACCGTCCGCGCTCCCCCCCGGCGAGCAGCGGGGGTGGCGCGCGCGCCACCGCCCCACCGCGTCCCTATGGTAGCGGCTCGCGCCGCGCCGTGCGCAACGAATCGTTGCCCCGCCGGCACGACGGTTTAGCCGGCGCGGCGGGGCTGCCAGCCGCGCGCGCGGCCGACGGCGACGACGCCGGCGAGCGGGTTCGCGGCCGGCTCGACGAGCGCGGTCAGGGCGTAGACGGCCGCGTCGACGAGGTCGTCGCCCGCGTCGGGGTCGACGGGGAACGAGCAGTTGTGGACGATCACGCCGTCGGCGACGTACCAGCCACGCTCGGTGCGCAGGTTGTAGACCGGAAGAGCGCTGACCGCGCGTCGTCGGACAGCGGTGACGCGCGCTGGTTCAGGAGCGCGACCGCCTCGACCAGCGCGCACTCGCGCGGGGTCGTCGGCTGCGGGATCTGATCGGCTCGGCGCAGGCGCGTCCACTCGACGACGAGCGTCATCTGCCGCCGCTTGACGATCAGGAGCGGCAGCAGCGCCTCGTAGAGCGGGAGGTAGCCCAGCCCCTGAACGGCGAGCGTCCACATCAACCGATTGCTCGCCAGCCGCGTCTGCCGCGTCACGAGGACGTCGCGCTCGCCCAGGCGCGGGCGCAGCCAATCGAGTAGCTCCGTCGAGGTGTTGGCGACGCGAACGATCGGCTTGACCTTGTTGCGTCGTCGGTTCCGCCAGAAGCCGACCGAGCCCTCGCCGTCGACGATCCCGGCCACGTAGGCCAGCTCCATCGGCGTCAAGAGCACCGGCTTGAGCGCGATGCGGTCGCCGTAGGTCGGACGGAATCCCGCGCGACCACGGTAGGCCAGGTACTTGACGGACGGCAGGCTCAATCCCGTCTCGGCCGCGATCGCCTCGCGCGTCGCGCCCGATCGGTAGAGCCGCGTGAACGTCGCCAATTGGTCGTCGGTGACGAAGTGCGGGCGCGTCCCGACCGGGGAGGGCATCGGCGTAGTATAGACGAGACCCCGGCCGGATAGTCTCCAGTGCATCCCAGCCGTTCTCGGTCAGCACCGGATGATTGGGCGTGCCGACGAGTGTTCCGCGCGTCGTATCGACCTCGATCAACTCGCCCGTGTAGAGCCGGCGTAACGCGGCGACGAGGTCGGGCGCGTCGACGACCGTCTCGGCGGGGAAGCACTGCTGCTGCTCGAGGGCGTCGAGGCGGCCGACGTGGCTGACGCGCCCCTGCTCGTAGAGCGCCGCGACCGGCTCGGCGCGCACGACCTTGCCCCGGCTGGCGTGGATCGTCTCGACCGGGGCGGTCAGGCGCACCGACCGGATCGTCGCCTCGACCATGTCGCCGCCGTTGTTGCGCTCGGCCAGGATCTTGTCGGCCGCCCACTCGTCGTAGAGGTCGAGCGCGCGCGACGCCCAGCCGCGCGGACTGAGGCGCACGCCCTCGGCCGCGAGCACGTAGAGGTGGCCGTCGAGGCCGCGTCCCGCGACCGCGAGGCCGGTCTGGTCGTTCTCGTCGCCGCTTCGACCGGCCGGGTCGACCGCGACGACGACGCGGGCCAGGAGCGGCCGGCCGTCGATCGCGCGCGGGACGTCGCGCACGCGCGCGGCGTCGATCAGGGCGAGCGTCCAGTAGGCGCCCTCGAGGTCGTCGAGGATCTCGGCGTACAGCTCCTGCCGGCCGAGGCGCGTGCCCTCGTAGCGGGCGACGACGCGGCGCGCGAAGCTGGGCGGCAGGTTCTCGAGGTTGTCGTAGGTCGTGCCGCGCGTGACGTAGGTCGTCGGCTCGGTCACCAGCTCGCGGATCAGCCGGATCGGGCGCGGCGTCGTCGTCGCGATCAGGCGCGGGTTGCGCCCCTCGCGCAAGACGAACTGGACCTGCTCGTACGAGTCGAGGTAGCGCCAGGCCGCCAGCTCGTCGACCCAGGCGCCGTCGTGCCCCGGCCCGCGCAGCCGGTCCGGACGCTCGGCCGAGTAGAGCAGCGCCTCGGCGCCGTTGGGCCAGACGAGCCGCCGCTGGCCGGGGATGTAGGTCGGCGTGAAGGCCGGCGGGCTGCAGGCCAGGATCCCCGACGGGCCGAGCACCATGACGTCGCGCACGTCGGCGGCGGTCTGACCGACCAGCGCCGGCCGGCGCCACTCGCCCGACTGGACGAGGTCGATCGTCGCCTCGGCCCCGGCGCGCGTCTTGCCGAAGCCGCGCCCGGCCAGGATCAGCCAGACCAGCCACTCGACGCCGGCCGGCGTGACGGGCGGCGGCAGCTTCTGCTCGGGCCGGCCCGGTCGGCGGCGGCGGTCCGGGTCGCGCGGGTCGCCGGTGTGCCAGCTGCGGCCGACGCTCGGCCCGCGCGCGCCGGCGCGCTCGCGGGCGTGGCGCAGCGCCAGGCGGTGGCGCGCGGCGTCGATCAGGTCGTCGGGCAGCGTCGCGGCGGTGTCGAGCCAGAGCGGCACGGGCTCAGCGGCGCTGCTCGCGCAGGTAGCTCTCGGCCTCGCGCACCATCTCGTCGGGGTCGAGCCCGTCGCGCAGCGCGGCGGCGCGCAGCATGCCCTCGACGTCGATGCGGCGCGGGGCGTCCAGCCCCAACAGCTCGGCCCGGCGCGCCATGACCGCGAGCAGCCGGTCGACGGCGCGCAGTAGCCGCTCGGGGTGCGCGGTCGCGTCGTCGCCGGCCAGCAGCGGCCAGAGCGGCAGCATCAGCCGGTCGAGCCGCAGCGCCTCGAGCGCGCGCAGCTCGTCGGCCGGCTCGCGCACGGTCGCGAGCAGCGCCGCGCGGACGATCTTGTAGACGGCCGAGGCGGTCTTGAAGCCGAGCCGTCGCGCGATCGCCTCGTAGGTCGCGCCGTTGGCGCGCAGCGCCAGCGCCTGGCGCTGCAGCTCGGCGCGGACCGGGTCGTTTTTCCGCCTCATGCGTTTCCGTCGTCGTCGTCGTTCCGGCGTTCGGTCGCGCCGTCGAGGACGCGCCGCAGCCGCGCGCTGTCGAACGGTCGGAGCTGGCGCAGCGTCATCCCGTGCTCGTCGCTCGCGCCGACGTCGCCGGCGCGCGCGCGCGGGGCGGCCGGGATCAGCGGCGTGTCGAAGCGCTTCCAGGTGTGGGCGACGACGTGCTGGGGGCGGTTCCAGCGCCGGTCGACGGTCACGACGCCGGGCCACATCCGCTCGAGGCTGCGCGCCATCTTGAGGCGGCCGTCGCCCCGGTAGAGCGTCGTCGTGTTGCCGCCCTTCATCGACATCGTCGTCGCCTTCTCGATCAGGAAGGCGTTGAACAGGATCGTGCAGAGCCCGCCCGCGAGCACCTGCAGGCACAGGTCCGTGTCCTCGTTGTAGCGCCCGCGCCAGCGGTAGGGGAGCGCGTTGTCGATCAGGAGGCAGGAGTAGACGTGGTGGTTCAGGTTGAAGGGCGGCTTGGGACCGACGTGGAAGAAGCGGTAGTTCGGCCCCGCGATCGCGACGTTGGCGTAGCGCTCGACGAAGGCCTCCATCAGCGCCAGCGCGGCGCCGCAGGGCGCGCGCACCCGCTCGCCCCGGTAGTAGCGGTAGACGTCGCGGATGTTGTCGTCGAGGATCCAGTGGCGGCGCGCGCCGATCGCGAGCGCGTCCGACCAGACCCAGTTGCGCGCCGGGATCGAGCCCTGCCCCAGGTCGTGGAAGGGGAGGACCGCCAGGCGCTCGGCGCCGACGGCGGCGGCGTACCGGTCGCGCTCGGGCGGCTCGACGACGACGCGGAAGGGCACGCCGTCGCGCGCGAGGATGCGCGCCGTCAGCGGGTGCTCCCAGCGTCCCTTCGAGATGACGTAGACCGGGTGGCGCGGCAGGAGCTTAGCCACCGGACGCGCCGGCCAGGGTGAGCGCGCGCGGGGGGACCGCCTCGCCGAGCAGGCGGCGCAGGTGGGCGTCGGCGACGTCGCGGCGCGCGCGCAGCGTCATCCCGTACTCGTCGTGGCCGACCGGGCGGATCAGGTCGGGGCGCGGGATCAGGGGGGTGTCGAAGCGGCGCCAGGCGTGGGCGACGACGTGCTGCGGTCGCGCGAAGCGGCGGCCGACGGTGACGACGCGCGGCCAGACGCGCTCGAGCGCGCGCGCCATCTTCAGCCGGCCGTCGTGCTGGTAGAGCGTGGTCGTGTTGCCGCCCTTGTTCGTCATCGTGCCCTCCTTGTCGATCACGACGGCGTTCAGGAGGACGGTGCAGAGGCCGCGGGCGAGGACTTGCAGGCAGAGGTCGGTGTCCTCGTTGTAGCGGCCACGCCAGCGCGGCGCGAGCGCGTTGTCGAGCAGCAGGCACGAGTAGACGTGGTGGTTCAGGTAGAACGGCGGCAGCTCGGCCGCGAAGGCGAACGAGTAGTAGTTGAGTCCGAGGATCGCGACGTTGACGTAGCGGTCGGCGAAGTCCTCCGCGAGCGCCAGCGCCGGCCCGGCCGGGCAGCGCACGCGCTCGCCGTGCAGGCGGCGGTAGATCTCGACGATGTTGTCGTCGAGGATCCAGTGCCGCGCCGCGCCGCTCGCGCGCGCGTGCTCCCAGACCCAGTTCCGGGCCGGGATCGAGCCCTGGCCCAGGTCGTGGAACGGCAGGACGTGCAGCCGCGCCGCGCCGAAGCGGGCGGCGTACTCGTCGCGCTCGGTCGGCTCGACGACGAGGCGGAACGGCACCCGGTCGCGGTCGAGGAAGCGGGCCGTCAGCCCCGGCTCGGCGCGCCCCTTCGAGATGACGTAGACGGGGTAGCGCGGCAGCCGCCGGCTCACCCGGCGGCGTCGGAGGATGACGGATCGTCGTCGTCGTCCTCCTCGACGAAGGCGAGCGCGCCGACGTCGGCCCGCGCGCGCGGCGGCCACCACGTCGAGGTCGCGACCTGGCGCGGGCCGCGCGCCGGGTTGTAGGCCGGCAGGCCGAGCAGCTCGAGGCAGCGGGCGTGGTCCTCGCGCGTCTCGAAGCGCAGGTGCAGCACGATCTCGGAGCCGCGCGCGCCGTCGCCGTACTCGGGCATGCCGACCCACTCGGCGGCGGCGTCGAAGTCGGCGATCTCGGCGGCGGGCCGCGTGATCATGACGAGGTTGGCGAGCATCGCGTCGTCGTAGCCGGTGCCGAGCAGGCCCGAGGCGTCCTCGTCGCGGATCTGCTTGAGGATCTCGCTGAGCGCGCGGTCGTCGATCTCGCCCAGGTGCGCGACCTCGTTGTCGCCGGCGAGGATCTTGAGCGCGCGCGGCTCGTGCGCGTCGAGGTCGAGCGCGATCGCGCTGACCGTCGTCCAGCCCAGCTGGCGCGCGGCGAGCGCGACGCCGTGGCCGGCCAGGATCGTGCCGTCGCGCGCGGTCACGATGTTGCGGTACTGGCCGTTGGCGCGCAGCGACTCGGCCAGGTGCGCGAGCTGGTCCGGCGGGTGGGATCGGTAGTTCCTGGGGTGCGGCGTCAGGTCGTCGAGCGCGACGGCGCGCGCGAGCGGGAGCGCGATCTCCTCGGTCACGGCGCGCGCCCGCCGTTCGCGCGCCCGTCGTGGGTGACGACGCGGCCGAGCGCGCGCACGGTGCGCTGCATCGTCTCGTCGACGACGAAGGTCAGCTCGACCCAGACGCGGCAGCGGCAGACGGTCGCGGTGTCGCAGGCGATGGCGACCGCCAGCTCCTCGTGCTCGAGCGTGCGCGCGGCGAAGGCGTTCAGGTAGCGGCGCAGCGCGTGGACGTCGAGGCTGAGCCCGCGCGGGCGCAGCGTCAGCAGCAGACTCGGGCTGTCGACGTGGCCGGTGCGGGGCGCGACGACGACGACGTCGGCGTCGAAGCAGACGCGGCTGACGCCGGCGGCGCAGGGGATGGTGCGCAGGAGCGCCCGCTGCGCGGGCTCGCAGAACGGCTCGGCGGGCACCCGCACGCGACGACCTCCGTCCCTCGTCGTGCTACGGACTCAGCGATTCGGTGCGATCGTAGCACGAACGCTCAGGCGGCGGCGCGGCGGCCGTGGTGGAGGCGCCAGCGGCGCGCGCTGGCGGCGCGGAAGCGGCAGTCCGGGGTGCAGAAGCGGCGCGCGCTGGCGAGCGGCGCGACCCAGAAGGGCGCGCCGCAGCGCTCGCAGTCGCGCAGCGTCGTGCGCGGATCGCCGTCGTGGCCGGTCTCGATCAGTCGGACGATCGTCGCCTCGTCGAGCGCGGCGTAGAAGCGCGCCGAGCGCATCAGGGCTCGCGCTCGATCAGCGCCAGGACGGCCGCGACCGCCGCGCGCCGGGTCGGGTAGTCGCCGAGCGCGTAGGCGCTCGGCTCGCGCGCCAGCTCACCCGGCGCCGGCCGGCGCCAGGCGCTCCAGCGGCGTCGGGTGCCGGGTGCCCGCTCGCGGGCGGGGTGGCGCGTCACCTCGCCGCGCGCGAGCCCGTCGTCGTCGTACACCGCGTAGGCGGGCGGGAGGTCCTCGAGCCGCCGCATCGTCGGTAGCGGGCGCGTGATCCGCACGAGCCGGACCATCAGTAGACGAGCGGCGCGTCGGGCCGGCTCGGGTAGAGGCAGGCCGCGACGAGGTAGCCGATCCCGAGCCCGCTGACGGGCGCGACGCCGACGAGCGCGAGCGCGATCAGGACGGCGACGACGATCCAGCCGAGCGCGGGACGGGCGGCGAGGAGGCTCATCGCGCGTCCTCGGGGAGGTCGATCTTGACCAGGCTCGCGCGACTCGGCCGTCCCTCGGCGCCGTTGACGTCCCAGCGGACGACGACGTAGCGCGAGCCGGCGGTCGCGCCGTTCACGACCTTGACGACGGTGCCCGTCCACGCGGACCAGCGCGACCTCACGCGATCACCGGACGCGAGCGGTCGCGCGACCTCGCGCATCAGCTCGTCGATCGTCGGGCGGTCGGCGCTCACGGCGCCACCGAGCCGTACCGCGTGACCAGCCGCGCCATCGCGGCTCGGCAGCGCTTGCACGTCACCTCGCCGTCGTAGCGGGTGATCAGCAGCGCCCGGCGCCCGTGGTCCTCGAGGCCGCAGAGCGTGCCCCAGGAGCCGTTGGAGCGGTGCCAGGGCTGACGATCGCGTCCGACCACGCGCCTCATCGCTCGCTCCGGCGCCAGTCGATCGCCAGGTCGACGTGGACGGCCACGACGGCGCCGATCGCGCGGCCGTTCAGACCGCGCCAGGCGTCGTCGGCCTCGTCCTTGGTCAGCGTCAGGTGCTTGCAGCCGTCGCAGTAGAAGCGCCAGCCCTCGTCGAAGGGCGGGCGGACCTCGATCAGCGCGCCGGCGCAGCGCCAGCAGCGCTCGGCCGAGCGGTAGAGGAGACGCTCCGTCACAGCCGCACCCGCTTGCCCGTCAGCACGTCGACGACGTCGGCGCCGGGGCCGAAGGCGGCGCGCATCTCCGCGCGCTCCTCGGCCGAGTAGCCGCGCGCGGCGCGGACGGCGCGGTAGCGCTCGACGGCGGCGGTGATCTCGCGCTCGCGCGCCGCCGCCTGGACGACGCGATCGTAGCCCGCGAGCGCCGTGACGCCGTACTCGTCGGCCGCGTCGAGCGGGACGACGCCGCCGTTGGACGTCCAACGGTAGACGCCTTCGCCGTCACGCTCGACGCGCGATCGGACGGTCGTCCCGTGGACGAGCTTGGTGACCTCGATCATCAGACTGTCTCTCCTGTGCGCGTGGTGCCTGGCTCCAGTGTACCACGTAGCGCTACGGAACGCAAGCATTCCAGCGCTACGACGCGAGATCGGCCAGCGCGACCTCGAAGTCCATCAGCGCGTCGCCGATCCCGTCGTCGTCGAGCCGCGTCATCACGAAGGCGCCGAAGGCGGCGAAGTAGAGCGCGCGACCGTCGGGCGAGAGGGCGGCCAGGAGGTCGTCGTCGTCGGGGGCGATGCCCTCGGTCGCGAGCTGGTCGCGTAGCCGGCGCAAAAGGTCGGGCAGGTCGTCGCGGGCGATGATCTCGATCACCGGTCGTCTCCTCGTCGCGGCGTGGTCGTCGATGCGCGGTGGGCGCGCAGCGCGGCGCGGGCGGCGGCGTGGACGGCGGCGGCGGCGCGGCGCTCGCCGAGCGGGGCGCGCGACCAGCAGAGGCGCGTCCAGTCCTGGCGGGCGGCGACCACGCGGTCAGCCAGCACCCGGTCGAGCGTGCGCGCGCCGGTCGTGAGGTCGTGGTACTCGCGGCGGTTCATGCCGACGCCACCTCCTCGGCGGCGGCGGCGTCGGCCTCGGCGGCGCGCTTCATCAGCCCCTGCAGATCGCAGTTGGCCAGGCCCCAGGTCAGCTCGTGCGTGATCTCGGCCGCGCGGGTGACGGCCGTGCGCTCCTCGCCGTAGCGCTCGCGGAAGCGCAGCGCCTGGACGTCGGCGACCAGGCGCTCGAGGCGCTGGACGACGACGCTCACCTGGTCGGTGAAGCTCTCCTCGCGCATGCGGGCGATGGCGGCGGCGCGCTCGGCGCGGATGTCCTCGGTCATGGGTTGCTCCTGTGCGTTTGGTGCTAGCACCATTGTACCACGTAGCGCTACGGAATGCAACCTTTTCCGCGCGACGAGCGCGCGGATCGTCAGAAGAGCGGGAGCTGGCGCTCGCGCGCGTCGTCGTCCGGCGCGTCCGCGTCGTCGTCGTCGTCGGGCGCGGCGCCGCGTCGCGGGCGGTCGAGCTGGCTCGCCGGGATGCCCGCCGCGAGCAGGAGCGCGCGCAGTCGCTCGCGCGTGCGCGGGCCGGCGTCGGGGTGCGCCGCGTCCCAGGCGGCGCGCAGCGCCGGCCCGAGCGGCCGGCGGCCGGGGCAGTCGGGGTGCGCGACGCAGTAGAGGACCGGCGCCGTGTCGTCGGCGCGCGCCCAGACGCTCATCGGCGCGCGGCAGCGCGGGCAGCTCGTGCCCGCGATCGCGCGGAAGGCGGCGTGCGCGTCGCTCAGCGCACGATCCCCATGCGCCGCGCCCAGAAGCGCAGCGCCGCCAGCGCCGATGGATCGCCCGCCAGCGCCTGGGCGAGCAGCGCCTCCCGCGCGCGCGCGCTCCCACTCGTCAGCGCGGCCACGGTCGCGCGGATCTGCTTCTCGGTCATCGTCGTCCTCCTCAGCCGCGCGCTTCGAGCCGCCGCTTCGCCTCAACGAGCGTCGGGACGCCGAGCGCGATCAGCTGCTCGCCCCGGTAGAGATCCCACGCGGTCGGTCGCGCGCGGTGGTCGCACTCGCTCACCACCTGGCCGAAGACCAGGCGCTGACCGACGACGCGCGAACGGCTCATGACCGCGACCGCGCGGTAGGGCGTGCCGTCGAGCGCGTGGACCGGCGCGCCGGTCGGGGTGCTGCCGCGGGTCCAGCTCATCAGGCCATCACCTCGCGGAAGGCCGGCTTCTCGGCCTGCCAGGCCGTCGCCCAGGCGACCGCCTCGTCGCGGGTCGCGAACAGCGGCGAGAGCGCGCCGACCGTCCCGAGGTAGCGCGCGCAGGCGGCGTCGCGGACGTACTGGTAGCGGATGCTGCCGGTGATCTCGACGCGCTCGAGGCCCTGGCGCTGGTGCGCGCTGTTGACGCGACGCAGCACGTCGTTCTCGGCGGTCGAGACGGACGCGGCGGCGGCGCGCTCGGCGGCCCAGCGGGGGTCAGTCGCGGGGATCAGGATCGTCATCGTGGTTGCTCCTTCTTGATCGCGTGCGCTAGGCCGCGATCGTCGCGGCCGACCGTCGGTGCGCCCAGCTGCCGTTCCAGTGAGCCTCGCCGATGTGGCAGCTCGGGCAGAGCCACTCGACGTCGAGCGGGCGACTGTAGTCGCTGTGGTGCGCGTGGGTGTCGGACCGGCCACAGGCGCAGGACGGCTTCGCGACCCCGGCCCGGCGCCAGCGCCGAACGAGGTTCTCGACGGCCCGGTGGGCGCGGTCCTTCGTTTCGTTCCGCGCGCGCCAGCGCTTGCGCTTGTCCGCCGACGCCGCGTTCGCGTGACCCATCCGGTGTGCTCCTGTTCGTGTGGTGGTAACACCATTGTACCACGTAGCGCTACAGGATGCAAGTATTTTCACGCGACGAAGCGAGGAGATTCGCGGATTCGTGGCGGCCGCCACCAGGACGGAGCGGACGGGCGGCTAGGCGGGGGCGGGCCTCGGCGGGGCGGGCGCGCGCACGGTCGCCACCCAGCCGTCGCGGCAGACGGGGCAGAACCAGCGCTGGCAGACGTGGCCCGCGCGCTGGGGGCTCGGCCGGCTCGAGGCGAGCTGCATCGGCTTCGGCGGCCGGCAGCGCAGGCAGGTCGGGGGCGTCACGGCCGGTCGACCAGCCGCTCGCGCATCTGATCGAGCAGCCACGCGCGCTGCGCGTCGTCGTCGGCCTCGGCCAGGATGACCCGTCCGCGCACCGGGTCGGCGACCGTGCAGGAGAGCGCCTCCCGGATCAGGACGGCGAGGTTGTCGAAGCCGAGCGTCACGACCTGCGCGTGCCCGTCCTCACCCGCGAGCCGCAGGATCGGGACGATGTCGCCGTCGCGCCGCCGCTCCAGCTCGAAGGACGGGACGACGCCGCCGCTCTTCGCGACGACGCCGCAGGACGCGCAGACCCAGCCCGAGACGCGGTGGCCGTTCAGGCGGGCGGGCAGGCTCATCGCCGGCCTGCCTTCCGCGCTGACCGCGCGGCGGCCCGCGTCGCCTTGCACGCCGGGCAGAGGTCGTCGACGTCGAGGTAGCCGACGACCCGAACGTGCGTGTAGCCGCCGGCCTTCAGCTCGGCGACCGTCATCGACCGCGTCGCGTGGTGGCAGCGGTAGCCGGTCTGGCAGACCTCGGCGATCTTCGTCTCGCGCGGCGGCTGCTCACCGGAGCGCTCCGAGGCGCTCATCGCCGCGCCGTCCGGCGCTCGCCGGTCGAGGTCGAGCGCGCGCGCGCGATCTGGCCCTCGAGGCTCGCGATCGCGCGCGTCAGCCCGGCGACGTTGTCGGGCGCCGACGCCGGCGGGCGGATGCCCCACGACTCGGCCTCGAAAACGACCTCGGCGTAGCGGTGCCGCAGCTGGGCCAGCTCGTCCTCGACGACGACGGCGACGGGGCTTCCGGCCGTCTCGGTGACGGGTGCGCGCGTCACCGTGGTCGGCGCGGAGGTCGTCTCGGTGGACGGCCGCAGCGGGGTCGGCGCCGGCGGGCGCGGGGGCGGCGCGCTCACCGGGACGTCGTCCCAGCCCTCCTCCTCCTCACCCTCCACCGAGCAGTCGCCGACGTTGATCGCGTCGCGCAGCGCCCGCGCCTTGGCGCGGGTCTCGGCCATGCGGATCCAGGCGTCGCGCGCCATCTGCCCGGCGTTCTCGGGCGTCGCGTCGCCGATGCCCTCGAAGAGACGGGTGACGCCGTCCGACTCGATCGTGACCGTCGCCTGCGCGACCGCGAGCTTGCGCTCGGGATCGAGGTGCAGCAGCTTGGTCGTGATCGAGCGCAGCCCGTTCGTCGTCGCGGTGTCGAGCAGGCCGGCGTACAGAACGATCGGGCGCGCGGACGGCCCGCGCCCCGGTCGCGTGAATTTCGGGTCGATGTTCATCGCTGGGTCTCTCCTCTCAGGTCGGGTCCGACGCCCCGCGCGCGAGCGCGTCGCGGTAGCGCTCGAGGCAGCCGAAGTCGCAGAAGAACCGCCCGCCGCAGAACGTCGCCCCCGCCCCGATCGCCGCGCCGCAGGCGGCGCAGCGGGTCGGCGGTCGCGGTGGCGCCGGCTGGGGACGCGCAGCGGCTAGCATGACGGGCTCGCGATCTCGTGGTGTCACGGGTTGACTTTACCATAAACGACGCTCGCTCGCTCGTTTGTTCGGGTGTCACGGCGCGCCCGCGAGCCGGCTGACCGCCGCGCAGAGGTCGGTGTGGTCGCGCGTCACGCGGTCGAGCTGGCGCTCGATCTCGTCGATCGGCGCGTCGGACGCGAGCCGCTCGAGCGCGACCAGATCCTGCGCCGAGCGCACCAGCTGCTCGGCCGCGCGCTGGTAGCGCTCGCGCAGGATCCCGCCGCACGTCCGGCGCAGCGCCGGCCCGTGCGGGCGCGGGTCGCGCGCGTCGTCGTAGACGTACAGACCGGCGCCGCAGCGCGCGCAGGCGGTCCGCGCGCCCAGCTGGTCCGCGTCCCAGATCGGCTCGCCGCCGAAGGCGTGGCCGTTCGCGCGCGCGGTCGCGGCGGCGGCGGCGCGACTCCCTGCCACGGTCAGTGGTCGGGGAGCCGGCATCAGATCACCTCCACGGCGTGGCCGTAGGACGTCCCGCGCAGCGCGACCGCGAGCGAGACGGGCCGCCCCGCGCGGTAGAAGACGGCGTCGGCGCCGACCACGAACTCCTCGCCGGCGCCCATGAACGAGACGATCGTGCCGCCGACGACGAAGCGGCCGTCGGGGTCGGTGTCGCAGCCACAGACGCGCAGCAGCGTCTCGAGCTGCGCGCGCGAGCAGGCGTGTCCGAGCCCCATCACGCCCACCGCACGATCGGCCTGACCGGGTCGTCGGTCGGGTCGCGGAAGCGCCAGAGCAGCCGCGCGACGTCGTCGTCGTCGAGCGAGACGAACTCGCCCGCGCGGTCGGAGCGCACGAACACGAGCGGCCCGCGCAGGTAGCCGTCGACCGTGAGCGCGCCCGTCTCGGGGACGCGCCGGTTGCGCGGCAGGTCGTCGAGCAGCCCCTCGTCGTTGTAGACGCAGACCAGGCCGCCGGGGTAGGGCAGCGTCGCGATGTAGCCGCCCACCAGGTCCTGGTAGTCGGCCAGCTCACCGGCGACGGTCATCTCGCGCGCCCCCTCGCCGGGCGGCACGACGACGCAGCGCACGCTCATCGCGCCGCCGCCTCGCCCGGCATGGGCAGCGCGCGCACGATCGCGGCGACGATCAGCCGGCGCGCCGCCTGGGCGTTCGCCAGCTGGACCGCCTCGTCGTCGTCGGCGTCCCGGCCGCCGGCCTCCAGGTGGCCGATCCAGGCGTTCAGCGCGGCGTCGATCACCGTCGCCTCGGACATCGTCAGGCGCACGACGCGCCGGGGTCGCGCGCTCATCGGCCGATCCGATCGGCGCCGTCGGCGTAGGTCGCCGGCGTGACGGGCGCGGCGCCGTAGCCCGCCGCCGCGCGCACGGCGCGCAGCGCGTCGACGTAGCGCAGCCCGGCCGCCGCCGCGTAGTCGCTCGTCGCGTCGATCAGGACGGCGCGCGCCGCCTCGACCGTCGGCGACGAGTCGGTCAGCTCGGCGGCGCACGCCGTGACGGCCGCGCGGTACGCGATCGCCGCCACCATCAGTTGCCGCTCCTGCATCCAGTCTCTCCTGTCCCGCCGGCCGTTGGCGCCGGTCGGTTCGTGGTGCATGGCTCTAGTGTACCACGTAGCGCTACCGAATGCAACCATTACCGCGCTACGAGTGTGACGGGCAGGCCGGCGCGGCGCGCGCGGCGCAGCATGTCGGCGGTGCCGCGCGAGCGGGCGAGGTCGGCGTGGAAGGCGATCACGCGGTCGGGCCGCGCGTGGTCGAGCATCCACTGATTGCGGATCGGCCCGGCGGCGCGGCCGTAGCGGCGCCAGTCCGCCGGGTACTCCTCGACGCCGAGGCCCAGGTCGGCCGCGACCAGCGCCGCCAGCCGGTCCGCGCCCGAGGCCGCGCCCGTGATCACGGTCGAGCCGGGCGGGAGCGCCGACAGCGCGCGCCGGATCGCGGCGGCGTCGCGCCAGTCGCGGGCGCCGGTGACCAGGACGCGCGGCGGCGGCGGCGTCGAGCGCTCGACGCCGCTCACCGGCCGCCGCCCAGCCGCGCCATCGCCGCCTCGGCGAGCGCGTTCGACGGGAGCAGCGGGTAGAAGTGGATGCGGAACCAGTCGGGCGGCGGCGGCTCGCTGCCCTTGACGCGCAGCGTGCCGCGCGGGTCGGGGACGAGGCGGCGGCGGCCGTCGGTCGTCGCGACCGTGTAGAGGCGCACGGCGCGCAGGCGCGCGACCGACTCGGCGTAGACGAGCGCGCCGTCCTCGCGGTCGGCGGGCGGCAGGTCGCGCACCCGCAGCTCGCCGCGCAGGATGCGCGCCAGGCGCGGGTCGCGCTCGTGCAGCGGCTTCGCCCACCACGTCTCGGCCCAGGTGACGACCAGCTCGGCGCGCGCGTCGCGGCAGGCGCGGCGCAGCGCGGCGGCGTGCTGCGGTCCCTCGTGCGCGGCGAAGCCGATCACCTGGACGCCGCGCAGCCGGCTGTAGACGTAGGCGGCCGGCAGCAGGCGGTCGACCTCGCCGACGCGCGCGGCGATCACGCGCTCGGCCAGCTCGAGCATCTCGTCGAGCGTCGGCGGATCGCTCGGTCGGCTCGTCGTCATCGCTCCTCCTCCTAGGCCGCCATCCGCTTCGCGCAGATGGGTCCGATTCCGCTCGCGACGCTGACGGCGTCTTTCAAGGGCGTACCGCAGACACAACAGACACCCGTCTGGATGCCGAAGGCCTTCGCCTCCTCGAGCGTCAGCTTGTCGGCGGCGCTCAGCTCGGCCAGCGCGCCGGGCGCGTAGACGAACTCGAAGCCGACGACCTCGTCGGTCTCGGTCAGCCGCCGCCCGCCGATCGGGCTCAGCTCCTTCGCGTAGAGGTTGCCCGAGAGCTTGGCGCGCTGGACCTTGAGGATCCGCTCGCCGACCCGGTACATCCCCGGCTCGGTGACGCGCGCGGCGACCGGGGCGGCGACGACGGAACCGCGCCGCGCCTCGTCGACGAGCTGCGCCCGCGCCCGGCAGGGCGGGCAGCACGTCTCGCCGTCGTAATCTTCGCAGCAGCAGTCGAGGCTCGCGCGCTCCTGCAGACGCTCGAACAGGTCGAGGTCGGCCCGCGTCCACGCGCGCTCCTGTCCCGTCTCCCACTCGGTCATCGCGCGCGAGACGGGCAACGCGGCGGGCGCGACGTCCATCGACATCGCCAGCGCCAGGTCGATCAGCTCGCTTGCCGCGCGGCTGGTCGGCCGAACGTCCGTCGTGCGCGCGTAGCCGAGCCGCGCCAGAAACGCCATCTGCTTGTCGGTCGCGGGGTACGTGCTGGCCATCGTGTGACTCTCCTGCGTTCTCGTGTGGTGCTTGCACCATTGTACCACGTAGCGCTACGGAATGCAAGCATTTCCAGCGCTACGTGGTCGCGGAGAGTCGCGCGTCGCGGTGGTTAGTCGAGCGCGCCGATCGCGCCGTTGACGCGCTCGGCCAGCGCCTGGGCGCGCCCGCGCTCCCAGAAGACGATCGGCAGCTCGACCCGGCGGCCGGCGGTGTTCTCGATCCAGATGCGGGTCGCCATGCCGGCCGAGAAGAAGAGCAGGCCGACGAACGCCATCGCCAGCCCGGCGACGAACGTCTCGCGGCTCGCGAGGCCGAGCACGCCGGCCAGGACGAGGAAGAGGCCGAGCGGCACCTTGATCACGCCGAAGCGGAAGGACGTCCCGACGCCGGCGATGTTGCGGAGCGGCAGGCTGGTCTGGTCCGAGCCGACCGGGAGCAGGCCGAGCAGGAGGCTCGGCTTGCGGGTCAGCAGGCGGCGGTTCGTGAGCCGCAGCCGGGTCGAGGCGAAGAACTGCGCGATGCTGAAGATGAACGACTCGTTCGCCAGCTCGGTCTCGTCCGGCAGGCGGGTCGACGCGACGGTGTCCATTGGTCTCTCCTTACCCGAGTGGTGCTTTCGCGGATGCGCGCGGGGCGGTGCGCGTCAGGGGCGCGGCGCCTCCTGCGCGCGGCGGCGGCCGCCGCGCGGGAAGCTCGCGCGCAGCGTCGGGACCGGCGCCCGCGACGCGGGGGTCGTCGGCGTCGTCCAGCCGTGGCGCCGGCGGCCGGCGGCGGCGACGCCGACCGGCAGGACGCAGGGCGCCCAGACCGTGCCGAGCGCCGCGTAGCCGCGCGTCAGCGCCTCGCCGCTCGCGTCCATCAGGTCGGATCGTAGCTGCCAGACGCCAGGCGGCTGACCGAGCGCCGCGTCCTCGGCCGTCGTGAAGCAGCCGTCGCCGGGCTGCCGGATCGCGCGGCCACGCGGATCGACGCCCAACGCCATCACGGCCGGCGGAACGCGGCAGGCGTGGTGCGCCCGGCACGCCGTCGGCCGCGCGTCGTAGACCCGGCAGACGTGGGTCGTCAGGTCGAGGAACGGGCAGGCCTTGCGCCGCGCGTTCCAGCGCGTGTCGCGCGCGACGAGCGCGTCGTGTCCGCCGGCCGACGCGACCGCGAGCTGATCGCCCGCGCCCGTCTCGAAGACGCGCCACTCGCGCTCCCAGGCCGCCAGCCGCTCGAGCGTCGCGCGCTTGACGGCGCGCGGCAGCCGCTCGACCGCGTCGGCGACGCGGACCGCCTCGGGCGTCGTCGTCCCGACCGCGAACGTGCAGCACGCCGCGCACCCGCGCGTGCAGGCCAACTCCTCGCCCGGCCCGGTGCGCGCGGCCAGGCGCGAGATCTCGTCCTCGATCGCGCGGTCGACGAGCCGTAGCAGCGCGGCGACGCGGCCAGCTGGCCGCAGCGGCGCCGTCGTCGTCACTGATCGCCTCCGTCCAGCTCGGCGAGCGGGCCGCCGTGGGTGTGGCGCTGCCGGCCGGCGTTCCGCTCGGCGATCGACCAGCGCCGCTGGCCGCGCGTAACGAGCATCGGACGCGGCGACGCGATCGGTCCGACGAGCGGCAGATCACCGTAGATGACGTGGCCGCAGAGCAGGCAGGACAGCCCCTCCGCGACCGGCAGGAGCGGTCCCCGGCAGCGCCGGCAGCGCTCAGTCGTCATCGGGTAGCTCCTCCTCCGGACACGGCTCGTAGCTGTCCGGGTAGATCGGCCACGTCGAGAGCCCGCGCGCGGCGCGCGCGGCGTTGACCAGCTCGACGCACGAGCGGCAGACGGGCTCGCGAACGCCGCGAACGCGCACGCTCGGGACGCGCAGCGGATTCGCGGTGAACGGCCGGCGGCAGAGGATGCAGTCGGCGTGCAGGGTGACGTACCCGCTCATCGCTCGGCCCCCGGCGGCGCGTGCGCCGTCGTCGTCGTCATCGCTCTCCTCCGTCCCGCCAGGCCGGGAGCGTCCGGTCGGCGCGCCAGTGGTGCTGCGGCGGCAGGTCGCCGGCCGCCTCGATCGCCTCGGCCGCGTCGAGCAGCAGCGAGCAGGCCTGGCTGAGCGGCTCCGCGACCGCGCGCAGCGCGGCGACGGCCGCGCTCAGGTCGAGGCCGGTCTCCTGCTCGAGCTGGAGCAGCGTCTCGCGGAGGTTGCGCGCGCGCTCGGCCATCTCGTTCACCCGCACGTCGGCGCCACGCGCACGCCGGGCGAGCACGGAGAGCTTTCGCGTCGCGGATGTCATCGCTCCGCCCCCGGCGGCGCGTGAGGGGTTCAGTTGGCCCCCCGCAGGGGACGGCTCGCTCATTGCCCGCCCTCCAGGTCGGCCGCGAGCGACCGCGCCGCGTCCCAGCCCTGCTCCTGATGGACGCGCCGGACGCGGTTGAAGGCCGAGTCGGGATCCTGCAGCTGCCGGAACAGCTCGGCGCGCTCCTCGGCCTCGGCGAGCGCGAACGCGCGCGGTGTCGGCGCCGGCCAGGTGCCCGGCGCGAGAACGGTGCGCCGCTCGGCCGGGACCGGGCAGGCGTCGACGAAGCGCGCGAAGGCGTCGTCGCACCAGGGCGGCACCCAGCAGCCCGAGCGGCAGACGAAGACCCGATCGAACGGCCGGCCGTCGATCGGACCGCCGGCGTCGATCGTGCGCGTCAGCCACGTGTCGATCACCGGATCGGCCTCGCGGTCGCCGGGCGGTCGGCCCTCCTCGGCCATCCAGGGTGGGTAGCGCACGTCGACGGCCGCGCCGCGCAGCTGGTAGAGCATCCCCCAGGTGTCGCAGGCCCAGCGCCCGGCGACCGCGTCGCGCAGCGCCGTCTCGGCGCGGTAGCCGCAGTCGTGGTGCGCGTCGACGCTGACGACCTCGGCGACGCCGTCGACCAGCGCCTCCGACGCCAGCGAGGCGTGCGACTCGGCGACCGCGAGCGTCGCGTTCGGCGCGAGCGGGACGCGCGACCAGAAGCCGGTCTCGTCGCCCGAGGTCGTCGGCAGCGGCAAGCCGCCCATCAGGAAGGACGTCGCGCGAACAGTCCAGACGTCGTTCAGGAAGAAGGGCGTCTCCTTCATCGACCAGTCGTAGAGCAGGAACTGCTCGCGCGGGGCGGTCGCGGCGCCGGGGAAAAAGGCGTCCCAGTCGACGGACAGCAGGCGCAGGCCCGCGCGTCGTCGTCGTCGCGTCGTCATCGGTCGATCATCCCCTCGACGAGCGCGAGCAGGCGGACGCGCAGCGTCTCCTCGTTGCGCTCGCTCTCGGCCGCCAGCCGGTCGCGCAGCGCGCGCTCGGAGCCGTCGGGCGAGGCGTGCGCCGCGTGGGCGCGGCTGCCGGCGGCGGCGCGGGTCGCCTCGCCCCAGGCGTCCATCAGGTGGAGGATCTCGTTCGCTTGGGATCGGGTCATCGGTCGTCACTGATCGGTCGCGACTCGATCTCGCGCGTCCCGACGCCGGGGCAGTTGGTCGCTAGATGGGCGGCGGGTGTGATCAGGCGGATCGCCTCGCTCCCGTAGGTGAAGCGCTGGCCGCATGTCGGACAGACCCACGTCTTGGGCTGGTGCTTGCTCATCGGTTGTCGATCTCCTGTCGCGTGGCGAGCCAGCTCGCCGCGTGGTCCTCGGGCGGGTGGATGATCGGCCGGCCGGCGTGGCGCAGCGCGCGGTTGGCCTGGCGCCACGCCTGCGGGTCGATCCCGGCCTCGTTGCTGGCGGCGTACAGCAGCACGCCGAGGGCGGCGGCCAGCTCCTCGATCAGCTCGGCGTCGCGCACCCGCTCGCGCGGGCTCGCGCCGGCGACGGCGGCGTGCAGGAGCGCGCGCGCCTCGTCGGCCTCGAACGTGATCGGCCGGTCGGGGTCGCCGCGCAGGTGGATCGCGAGCGCGTGGATCGGATCAGGGACGCTCATCTCCCCCTCCAGGCGCGTCGCGTGGCGCAGCAGGTCGAACGCGCTGATCGCGATCCCGCCGCCGGGCAGCGGGCGCGTCGGCGGCTCGGGCGGATCGTTGGGCGTCACGCGGTACAGCAGCACGGTCGCGCCGTCGGCGTCGACCACGGAGAGATCGCGCGTCGCGCCGCCGTCGGCGCCGAGTAGCGCGACGCCGTCGCCGGCCGCGACGCAGGCGCGGGCCGAGACGAGCGCCAGCGTCCGCGCGACGGCGGCGGTCGGGAAGCGCAGGCCGAGGCAGATCGGATCGCGCGGGGCGGGCTGGCGCAGGTCCCACATCTCCAGGCGGTAGCTCATCGCTCCTCCCCCCGATCGCCGGCGTGCGCGAGCGCCCAGAGCACGGCGCAGCGGGCGCGCCCGCGCTCGCCGGTCGCGTCGTAGACGTCGTCGAGGTGCGTGCGCACCGTGCGGTGACTGAGGCCGAGCTGACGCGCGATCTCGCGGTCGGAGAGGCCGCGCGCGACCAGCTCGAGCACGCGCTCCTGCGACGGGCGCAGCGGGAAGGGCGTCCCGGCCGGCGGAAGCGCCGCCGGCGCGCGCGGGGCGCTCACGCCGCACCCCCGGACGCCACGGGTGGCCAGCTCATCAGGCCGGCCGCCTGGGCGAGCGAGGCCGGCAGCGCCGTCTGGGGCGCGACGTGGACGTAGATCGCCTCCCACGTCCCCCGGTGGGCGCGCTCGACGATCGCGGCGCCGGGGCCGACGACGACGCCCGTGGGCGCGATCGGGCCGCCGTCCCAGGGCGTCCCGTTCTGCGGGACCGCGACCACGCGCATCGTGCGCAGGTCGACGGCCACGAAGTAGCTGCGGCTGCCCTCGTCCCAGTAGGAGCGGACGTCGACCGGGTGGGTCGCCGCCCGCAGGTAGATCCGCCGCCCCCGGTAGTCGGGGAACGTCGCCCGCAGCAGTCGCTTGACGAGCGGGTGACCGACGGGGAGCTTGATCGGGTCGTGCATCGCTGAAGAGTCCTCCTGTGGACTGAGTGGTGCTGGCTTCATTGTAGTCCGTAGCGCTACGGGATGCAACCTTTTTGGCGCGACGCGTCGAAGCGCCGGCGCCACTCGGCGTCGCGCAGGAGCGCGCGGGTGGGCGCCGACCAGTCGCGCTCGTCGCGGTAGTCCTCGCGCTCGTCGGCCTGGTAGACGAGCAGGCAGCCGGCCCGCTCGGCCGCCACCGCCGTCGCGCCCGCGCGCCAGGCGGCGAGCGAGGGGACGGGGACGACGCCGGCGGCGAGGACGATGCCGTGCCGCGGCCGGTTGACCTGCGCGAGCGTCGGGTCGACGATCAGGGGGCGGCGGCCGCCACGGACGACGGCGACGAGGTGGCCGGGCCAGCGTCCAGGCTCGGCGGCCG